CAATTCGGATCCGCACTACAGAAAATCTCTAGACTTCTCTACCATTTGCAAGAAGAGACTGGAATTGGCAGCAACCCTCGAAGCTATTCAGTTGAAACTCGGGCGTGGTCTTACTCCAAAAGAAATCTCCGACACCAGGCTACACATGAAGGGCCTGCAGCAAGCCGGAGCTGACATCGAGGTATCATGTGGTGCCTGCTATGTTGACTCTGCCAGGATCAAAATCGGTCTTGCCGTGGAGAGATTCATTCGATTGTTTCCTGATTTCGCCCAACACAAAGAGGATCTCCTTTTTCAGCGGGGGCTCGATAAGCTAAAGAGAGATAATCCGGATGTATTCACCAAGTTCACCAGCTACATTGCCCCGCAGAATATCAAGGCATCCGAGTCGAGGACAGATTATGACTCTGACATCCTCTTCTTGCCGCAAAAATTGGTTGACCTCTTTAACATCAGGTCCGGTTTGAGGTGGCAGTCATGGTCCGATTTCGAGGTTCCTCATCTTATCGATGCCATGCAGGCAGTCGTTGATCATGCCGCCAGGGGATTAAAGGCCCACACCTACACGAAGGTACCCCTTATGGCCGAATTGTTCGGCAGAACAGGGATTATGATGAACATGTCCCTTATCCCGAAAGGCACTGGAGTTAATAAGGATGGATCTCTGGACTTTGATCCAGTCGAGGGGATGCCTTTTGATGTAGCCAAAGAACTGCGTAACAGGAAAGAGCACAGCAATACAGTGGGTACCATCGCCATCGGTGTTACTGATGAGAATATCCTGGCCATGATGGCAGATCCTGATATCGACTTTATCATCCCATACCACAAGTCTGGCCTGCCAAAGATCATTGCAGACCGAGAGGGAATGGAAGCTTGGCAAGATTACACCGACTCACAAAACAATAAAATCGGTGATAAAAAGCTGTTCGCCAAGTCTCGGTTCAAGGACATCGACGACTTCAGTGATTGGGACTCGACTCTTGCCTGGTGGGATGTCACAAAGACGGGTGATGAGAATGCCAGTGTGTATCTAAAAACTGCCAGGGACGCTGGAGTAAAACCGAAATTTGCCAAGTTCAGCAATAAGCCTGGCTATTGGAAAACACTCATCGACCGGAAGATGTTCAACAACGATGGGGCCCAGATTATCCAGCAGGCACTTAAACCTGTCTACGACATGGAACTGGTGAACAAAACCATCAGCGAGTACCAGGCCCCAAGGTCAGAGGCGGATCCACAGATTGTCGATGATATCGCCAATACAATGCCAAAGACTCTTTCCAATGAAGAGATAAAGACAGGATCTCATAAGACCCAGTCACAGCACGACCTTCTTCTCTCGAAAAAGAAATCAGATCGCAGCAAGTCTGAAGAGAAAAGGATTGCCGGCATAAAAGATAAGATCAAGAACGGTGTCAAGGCTGAGACTCTCAGATCTGATGGTGCCGCCAAAAAGGAATTGACCAAACCAGAGCAGGTTGGATTGGCTTACCTCTTCGACCTTCATAAGGCCCAGCAGATGTACCCTGGCGATTATGATCGGTTGATGAAGCTGTATACCAAGGCCGGAGGTCAGTTCTCTTTCTCCAGCCCTGCAGCCGGAAAAGCCGAGGAGGCCGAGCCAGCACAGGCAGATGGTGAGATCCAATATTCCATCCGGACAAAGCCAGCTCCGAAAGAGACCAAAAAGGCATACAAATTATTCAGGAAAGTAGGCGATGCAGCACACGCTCTATTCATAGGTCGTTCTATGCCCATGAAAGAAGGAACGTGGTATGACGCACAGTCTCCGCTCATAAAAGACTTGGAAGGCCTTCCCGTTAACAAAACATATCTGATCGATAAAAAGGGCAATGCTGTTACCAAGAGATTTGCCAACAAGCAACAAGCTCCAAACAAAAAGCTTATAAACGAGGCAGGCTTAGACGGAACAAGATACGTGCTGATCAAGGAGCACAAAAAGACAGGCGAGAGGCTATACCACAACTGGGGCATCAATGGCAGTGGTGGAGTCTCCACCTTCGCCATGCGACCAGGCTGGCACTCTACCAACGTTCCGTCAGCTCGACATATAGGTGAGCAGGTAGACGGCAAAGTTGCCTACCGCAGAGAAGATGAACAATGGGCAGAGATAGAGGTCTCCGCCGATAAAGACTACAACGAGGAAGCAAACAGTCGAGCCTCAAAAGATATACCCGAGAATATCCCAGAAGACGGTTGGTACTCCTTCCAGACGAATACGAATGCCAACAAGGCACAGGATTGGTTTATCGGGGGAAGCATCAAGATCAACCGATTTCTGTCCGACTTAGAAGCACAGGAGATTTCACTGGCTGACGGGTACGAAGCAGACCTGCCTAGAAAGAATGCTACAGAGGTCTCCGAGGCACCAGAAACTTCGCTCAAACAACTCAAAGAAAAGCACAGTGGTTCAATCGGCACCATCCTGATCAGTGAGTCTGGCAACGACATTAAATTGGCTTCTATAATTGTACAGAAAGACAATCGTAAACAAGGCGTGGGTACTGCCTTCATGAACGATCTTGTCGCTCTAGCCGATTCTCAAGGTAAACGAATTTTGCTATCCCCAGGTCAGAAAGATGACAAGCACGGTACGTCCTCAAGATCGAGATTAGTCAAGTTTTATAAACGGTTCGGTTTTGTTGAGAATAAAGGAAGGAATAAAGACTTCCAAATATCCGAAGGAATGTTTCGTGATCCTGCCGACGATGTCTCCGAGTCTCCAGATACCTCCAAAGAAACAGGTCCGGTACAAGAGACCACACTCGGCGAGATCCTAAATAAAGCCCAGACCGAATCTGTTAACGAGGGAGTCCGGAAGTTGTCCAAGCTTCTCGGGCAATTCATCCCAGCAGAAAAACTAAAGATCAAAGTTGTAATCGATCCATCGGCGAGGTCTTCGAGCTTCAAGTCGAACAAAAACACAGGGTTTAAACAGATCACAATAAAGTCATCACTGAAGCATGGAGTTAACTTGCATGAGATCGTCCATGCAGTCACTGTGCTTGAAATGAATAGCAACCCCGTTCTCAGGCAGAAGGTCAAACACTTGATGCATCAAGTCAAAACGGACCTGATTAAGAACGGTGTCATCTCCAAAGAATTACTCGATGCGGCTGCAGAGTCCAAAACAAGCAGAGAGTTTAAGAGCAACTTCAATGGCAAGATCGACAAGACGGTGGGTGATATCGTCTATGCCTTCTTAAATGAGAAAGAGTTCCTGGCCCAGGCATTCTCTTCCAATAAATTCCAGAATCTTCTCAATGGTATTCAGGTCCGTGATAAGGGTGCTATGAAAAGTGCCTGGGACGCCTTCGTTGAGCTGGTAATGAAAGGTCTCGGAATAAACCCCAAACATGACAATGCCTTTTCTGAGGCGATCAAACTGGTTGCTGAACTGGCAGGGAAGGAGGCCACAACCGCAGACACAATCTCCTTGGAAAATATGTTCTCTCCAGATTGGTATTCAAGATTACAGGGAACCCTGCAGGAAAAAGGAAGTACACAAACTGCAGACCAGTGGCTGAAGTCTATTTCCAGCTGGAAGAAAAAAGGCACCTTGCCTGCTCCGGTTCAAGAAGAACTTGAATGGTCAGGCCTCGAAGACTACCTGGCAGGACTTGGTAAGGAAAAGGTCTCCCGTGAGCAGCTGGCAAAATTTGTTGCTGACAATGGGGTTAAACTTGAGGAGGTTGTAAAGCAGGGAGGTAATCCAGACGGAGGTAATCCAGACGGAGACTGGGAGGATGCAACATCAGAGGAAATCCTCGAAGCGTATATGGCCATGACCGGTCAGACCGAAGACGAGGTGCAGTGGGTTACCGAGGGAGACATGATAGTAGAACTAAACATGGAACTCGACCCATCAAATGATGCAGCAAAGTTTGTGGAATACCAACTCCCTGGCGGAAAGAATTATAAAGAGCTGTTGATCACCTTGCCCAAAAAAGAGAACACTCCCGAGAGAAAGAAGTTCGAATCCTTTATTGGCAAGATGGAGACGAAATATGGCGATGACTGGATAGACGAGATAACAAAAGCGGAAGAGGACGAGAGAAACATTCTCGCAAGGGACTCCGCAAATTCACAGGATCTCCAGTTCGATTCATCCCATTACGAAGAAGCCAATATCTTGGCTCATATCCGCTTCAACGAACGTTTGGACCCCGATGGTAAGAAGGTTCTTTTCCTTGAAGAGATCCAGAGTGACTGGCATCAGTCTGGAAAAAAGAAAGGCTATAAGGGAGACAGTGCTAAGTTCACCGAAAAATGGAAAGATCATGTTGAGAAGATAGAGCCTTACGTTAGTGCAAACAATGAGAACATAGCAGGTGAGGATATAGCGAATGTTGTCGGAGACCCCCTTGTCCTTGAATCTATAGGAGTGCCTGAGGCAATAATAAACGAAGGCCTGGCGTTGGTTAAAGAGATGAATAGCGACTTGTCATCAGTGCCAAACGCACCATTCAAGAGCACACCGGCATGGACGATGTTGGCGATGAAACGGATGATACGCTATGCCACGGAGAACGGGTTTGACAAGGTTGCCTGGACTACTGGCGAGCAGCAGGCAGAACGGTATGATCTGAGCAAGAAGATAAGCAGAGTTGTCTATGATCCAAACGATAAAACTCTTTTTGCCTATGACCTCGACAGCAAGCAGGTCATGAAAGAGCGCAATGTAGGAGAAGGTCAGATAGAGGATCACATTGGCAAGGAAGCTGCCAGGAGACTCACCTCAAAGGAAAACACCAATCTCAAGCATGAAAGCAAGGGAGGAGGAGTAAACTTCTATGAGATAGAAGGCGAAAATCTCAAGGTTGGCGGCGAAGGAATGAAGGCCTTCTATGACAAGATGCTCCCCTCCAACACGCAGAAATTCATTAAGCAGTTTGGTGGAAAGGTTGAGAATTTTCAGGTCGACGTCGGGTCTCAAGACTGGGTAAGTGGAAGCATGGTCATGGACTCAATGGGTATTCCGGAAAAAGACCAGTCAGCCTATTGGGGAAACCTCGAGGCTGAAGAGCGTGATCAACTCCAAGACGACTACCGGAAAGAAATATCACATAGCAACCAGCAGGGGTTCTCAATAACTCCGGCCATGCAAGAGTCTGCAGGCATGCCTTTGTTCGCACCGAAAAGTTTAGAAGACGATGTGTCCGAAGCACCCCCAGGCGAAGACTCGATAGAGGGCATCATGTCCAACCTTCGTAAGACTGCCACAACCAAGGCAGATCTAGAGAAGGCTGGCATAGCAAAAGAACAAGAAATAATCGAACAATATCGGAAACTTGAGACACTTGCGAGAGATCCGCATTCTTCTATCGCAAGCAAGCAGGCGATGATCGCATCCTTCCTGAAAGTTCTTCCCGTGAACGTCCGTGCAAAGGTCATCACTCCTTTGACTTTCATCAGCAGGTTTCTGGGAATTGGAACTCATACGAAGCGAATGGATGAGGCCCTTGCCCGTGCGGAAAAAGAACTTGTCAGTTACTTGAGTCGTGAGATAATTGCCGGTATTCAAAAGGGGATCACTCCCAAGAAACTGGCCAAAAACAGAATCAAGAAAGATACCATCGGGCCTGCTGCAGCAAGAGATCTTCAGTTCATCAGGGACACTCTGAAAGAAGAAGATATCGAGGCGATTGCGGTACAGGTCGATGCTCAGATTCTAAGGAAAGAAGATGAACTCGAGGCGGCAACCGACAAGGAGGCCCTGGTAATCGAAGATGAATTGTCCGATCTCCGGTCTCACAGGAATATCATTGAGACATTTGGAGATCTCAAAACTCAGAACCTTGAGGATCTGTTGTTTGCCAAGGAGGCCCTGAACTCGATTGTCTCTGAGGGAAGAGCCCTGTGGAGAGCACAGCAGGAATCTTTCAAGGCAGCATTGGGACCAGTCGTTGCCAAAGTCCAACAGGACATTTCCGGCCAGGAAGATCCGACTGTTGAGTCAGCTGCAGAGGCCACCAAAAGAAGGGAGAAAGAGGACACAGTTAAGGGACGGGCGAAGAAGACTTGGAATGCAGTTGAGAACAGCATCCTGTCCTGGGAATTTTTGATGAACAAACTCTCTACTCTTGCCGGCGATAAAGTCCTGCAGTCATATACAACGAAGAAGATGTTATCAGTGGCCAAAAAAGCAACCGATGACGAGATCCTCTATAAGGATGAATCTGATACGACTATTCATTCAAAAGCTATGGAGATTTTCAACACCAAGAAGGATGCTGACCTGAATGAGCTTTTCATGGATCAGGAGATAAAGCAATCCGGAGAAGTCTTCGCATATGGCGAGATGGGGAAACAGCTTGGTGACTTCACCATGTCTCCCATGGAAGCTGCCTACATGTATGCCGTCCGGAAAAACCCCGACAGTATTCCGACATTCGAAGGCATGCACATGACCGACAAGACCTTCGATGAAATTGAGAAGTTTATCGGGCCGGAGCTGAAAGCGTGGGTCGACTATAATGTCGATGAGTATCTGCAGGATTTCCACTACGATGTGAATCAGGTTTACCGGAAAGTTTTCGGAACCAATCTCTCTAAAACACCAGGGTATATCTCATGGTATCGAGATGTTCCCGGGAAGGTACAGGAAAAGGGTATAGCGGCGAGCCCTTCAGAGTCCGGAACTAAGGGAATGGCGAGGGGTGCATTCAAGGAAAGAGTCAAGAACACCAACCCCTACCGGATGATGAGCTTCAACGATGTGCTGATGAAGCATGTCGATGAGATGAACAACTTCCGTGCCTGGGCCATGCCTACCAAAGTTATAAACGGAGTGTTCAATAATCGACAGACACAACGATTGATAACTCAGCACCATGGGGCAAACCTGGCCAAGAATATTAAGCAATTCCAGACGGACTTCACCAAGTCTCCGACAGAACTCCGTGGAGATCTGCCGTGGCTCGACCAGTTACGAGGCAACATCACAACGGCAATGACTGCCCTCAATCCTACAATCTTCCTGAAACAGTTGACCTCAATCCCAGCACTGGCAGAATCAATTCCAGCCAGTGCCTGGGCGAAGAACTCTGCCTTATTTTGGACAAATCCTCTGAAAGCCTGGAACATATTAAAAGATTCCAAAACCTGGGAAGGACGGAGACAAATGGGCATGGAGCGGGACATACGAACTGCCCAGGTCGTTTCCGGATCACAGGCTATTGCTAATGTCCGGAACCTGAAGAACAGAGCAATGTTTCTCGTAAAGTGGGGTGATGGTGCGGCTATTCTGGTGGGCGGATATCCTGTTTACAAATATCATTTCGACAAAAATTTGAGTGAGATGGGCAAGGCTGCAGCTCACAAGTTTGCCCTTGGTAAGTTCGAAGAGGCCATGGACAGAACCCAGCAGTCTAGCGGCATAAAGGACCAGGGTAATATCCAGCGTTCCGGCAGCTATGCCAAGCTGTTCACCATGTTTATCACATCTCCAAAGCAATACACCTCCCAGATAACTGCAGCCATAAGGGGAATACACGCTAATCCAAAGGATGGGGATGCATACAAGAGACTGTTTATTTTTGGCGTACTCATGCCGTCCTTATTCAAAGCGACAGCTACTGGCCTCCTTGGTATAATCGGTGGTGATGATGACGATAAAGAAGAGTTTGTCAGTGGCCAGATAAAAGCGATCTTGACCTCTCCTCTCAACGGGATCCCCATAGTTCGTGATCTCCAAAATGCTGTGTGGGAATCAGCTGTGGGAGAATGGTACGGTACCGATGTCGATTATTCTCCGGCCACTCAGGCCGGAAGTTCTTTGATGGGCGCCATTTATCATGGGGCAAAGTTGTTGTCCAGTGAAGAGATGACTCCCGAGAAGAAAGAGAAACATCAGAACTTAGCATTGAAAAATTTGTTTGAAACCGTTGGCTATCGTTTCGGTTTACCTGCCAATACCGTGCGGAAAATGGTTTTGGAAAACTGGGCTGATGTTGCCTCTGGAGAAACCGATTACCCAATCAGGAGGAGTCTCGGGTTTAGTCGTTATGCCATGGGCGAAAAAGCAAGTCGGTACACCAGAAACAAAACCAAGGTGGAAGATGCCACAAAGCGGAGAGAGGACAAAGAGCCGAGGGAAGGAGACGGTAATCTCTTAAAGCTCAATGGTTTTCTAAAGGACACAGAAACGAGAGTCAGAAGATTAAAAAAGCTCAAGGGCCTGGCAAAAACCAAAGAGAGCAAAGATGGCTATTCAGAGAAAATAGAAAAGGTTAGGTCACAATTTAATAATCGGTTCTAGGCTTTAAAAATGGTATCGTATAAATAAAAATTCAAATGAGACCTCTATTATGATAACTGCAATAGCAAACGAAGATGGAACCGTTGCTCTGGTTGGAAAGCAAGGGACCACTTGGGACATATCACTAACTTTATTCCAAGATGAGGCCGGAACTGTTCCTTTTGATCTTACCCTGTACCTGGCTCGTGGTGAATATCGGAAAGACTACAAGACAACATCTCTTCCCCTTCTCGCTTTTACCTGTACCCCAGACCTAGGTGGGGATGCCAATGTGTTGAAAATAACTGCAACAGCCGCCTTAACAGCGGGGTTAGCAATATTGTCTGGAGTGTATGATATAGAAGTTTACAACCAAGATGAGTCCTCTGTTGAGCGAGTACTAGAGGGTAAACTCACAGTGTCCCAAGAGGTCACAAAGTAATGGCGCCCTTTGATCCATCAATAATCGCCAATTCGAATGTGCTGTTGATGGGCTTGGATTCTTCCGGAGTCTCTGCAGATCAAACAGATTTCCCTTTAACCGTTGCCCTCGACACATCAAACCCACTACACAAACCCATCTTCGAGGATCTCGAACCATCAGCCCTTCTACCTGGCGGAGGTCTTCCAGCAAATAGATGGGAAACTATGTCTTTTGATGGTTCAACCCTGTTTCCAGATATTGGAACAGTAACAGGAGAGATGACTAACACTCATGTAGCCTACGAGGGTCTCGACCTCGAGCCATACCTGTTGGGTGCTGACAGTAATCCTCCTGTGTATGTCACCTTCAGTGAGGTTGTACCTTTCAAATCCATAGTAATTAACGTTAGACCTCGTGTTAATTATAGAGGGTTGTGGATTTTCAACACTCCTACAAACAACAAACGTCTTTACACGGGAAATACCTACTCCGGACAATATAGGAGGCTGATTGCTGGTGTTACTCCCGTTGACTTTTGGATAGATGACACGAGGTGGTACAAGATAGTAGTAGTTGAAGGATCTGACAGTGACCATCACTGGGTATGGATGGATGGCGTTAAATATCCAACGGAAGTGCTAACCAGTTTTTCCGGATTAATAGACAAACTTGGCTATACTGGAACTGACGGAAATACCGACGTTCCTAGCTGGAAAGATATCCAGATTTATGACTATGCCTTAACTGATGAAATGGTCAGTGATATCTTCACCCCAAGACCTCAATTACGTATAGCTATAACGGATAACCTTGGACAGCTTCCAGTTGAGGTCGAGTCATGGGTGCCTGCCGGATCTCCGACTGAAAATGCACTCCCCGTTGCTTTTGATCAAAGCTCTATGTTTAATTCCTCATATCAAGCCGACAAAATGTTTGATGATGTTGATTTGAGTCATTGGCTTGCGACAAGTAAGGATCTAGAGTGGGCATCTTGGGACTATGGATCTACTATCGCCAGTCCAGTAGAAATTTACACCCTTAAAAGGCCACAAGATTCCTCATATAGCAGAGCCCCAAAGGACTGGTATTTCCAAGGGAGTCACAACAACATAGATTGGGATACCCTTGACACGGTCACTGAGTCAACTGGCTGGGGATGGCTCGAGCAAAGAGCGTTCACCTGTGACGATACGACCACAGCTTATCGATATTATAGAATTTATTGTTTGATCAACAATGGAGACAACTCTTACATGTCCATTGGTAAGCTCCAGGCCCTTTCTTCCCCCCCAGGAAAAGCAGTTCTTCACACAAAAATTCCAAGTTATCCGTCGTCCTCCGATGGAGAAATAAGACTGCTATGGGACAAGAACCAGCCTGGTAACACTGCATACGTCGGGGACACTGGAGATGCAGCTGCCCAAAATGTTTGGGACGATGGTTTTGTCGCTGTATATCATATGGCTCAAGACCCATCCGGTGGGGTTGGTTCCATACTGGATTCAACAATTAATGTGAAGCACGGTACGCCTGGAGGCTCAATGTCCTCCAGTAATCTGGTTAATGGTCCAATAGGTAAAGCGATAGAGCTTGATGGCGTAAACGATTACATAGCAACAACGTCGCAACCAACTATCGACAACCTGAGTGCTGAGATAATGATGCAATCCACTGCCGGAGGGTTGTCAGCACAGGTAGCAATAGATACAGGCTGGTGGGCGGCAGACCCGTCGTTTTTTATATACCAGTCCCGCAACCTTGTTGGGGTGAGAACCAATGCCCTGCTTCAAGAAGAGTCAGCCGTATTTATAGATGGTATTTGGCAATTGTGTAGCCTTACCTATGATTCCACTAATCTCGTAGTTTACATGGATGGAGTGCAAACTGGATCTACAACTAAGGCAGGAATGGCTGGTACGACAGAAGAATTTCTGACTATAGGAAAACAAGCTGAGTCCCTTCGCAATTTCTTTAAAGGGATGGTGGCCGAGGTGAGGATATCAAATGTTGCCAGGTCTGCTGATTGGATTGCATTGACTAACCTGTCTCTGACCGACCAGCTTATTACATGGGCTGAGATCTCCTTTGGAGCATACCTTGGTGCCGCTAAAGTAACTGCTGCCTATTTAGGCTCAATTCCACTCTCGAGAATATCATGACGACTTCAGTAGTTCACGATAACAAGATTACGATTAAAGGATTCACAGGTGGCCCAATAGGTCGTACAGTCTTAGGTATCGGCACCAAGGGTGATAAAGGTGATCTCGGGCCAGATTCAATAGTGCCTGGTCCTAAAGGAGAGGACTCTGTAGTTCCTGGGCCTAAAGGCGATATCGGACTTACGGGTCTAACCGGAGCATCGGCTGTTGCAGGGAAACTTCCAAACTCTTATTCGGAAGTGGAGACTCCTGTCGGGACGGTCAGTGCCGTTTTCGAGGACATCCCTGGATCATCTACTACCATCACCCTTGAGGAATCCGTAGAGATCGCCATCATGGCGTCTTTTCAAATGAGCACTCAATCGGGCGCCTCAGCATCAACAATTGCCATAGCAGTGAACATAGACGGCACAGATCATGAAGAAATCGAAAGATATCTGTCGGGTGTCAACGACACTGGTATTGGAGCTATCGTCCATCGATCCGCAGAACTTGCCCCAGGAACCTATACTCTCAAACTCAGATTCAAAAGAGTCTCCGGAGTATCGACCCCAGGGGTTGACCGTGCAGACATGTTGGTCATGGCCATGCAGGGAGCTAAAGGTGTTGGTACTCCCGCGGGTGGAACTGCAGACCAAGTGCTCACCAAAGCAGACTCTGCAGATTACAACTTCCTGTGGAAAACCCCAGGTGACTTTTTCACATATTCTCTCTGGTCCGGAACGCAGGCAGAATATAATGCTCTCGGAACTTATGATCCGTCAACCCTTTACCTGATAACAGCATAAATATGAACGGAACAATAGGATTCACAGACAAGAACGGCAGGCAAATAAATATTGGGGATTTAGTTAAATCACCAGGAGGATTTGCTGGGAAGGTAGTCTTTGCCAATGGGGCTTATAGGTATGATGTTACATGTAAATCAGGGGCGTTTTTGAAACACAATTCTTCTTTATTGTTTTGTGACTCCTGGCAACCCAAAAATTTTGAAGTTGTGATATGATGAAATTTAGATTGGTTAGTATTCTGGGATTGGTGCTAATCGCTTCATTCCTGATTGCTGGAGTGATCCTGACAAATAAATATGATTACGCAACAGGGAAACCTGCAGAGACAGAAGCAAATTTACTTTTAATTGATGAAGAAAGGACAGGTGGTGATGGAAATAATAGATATTTTAAAACTAGGCAAGAGTGTTCAAAATCCTGCAACTGTGAAAAAGTGGACGCAGGTAACAAACTACATTATCGGCATTTTAACGAGTATTATTGTTGGGTACAATCTGATGTTCCCAGCTCACGCAATACCTCCTGAGACTATTGATCCGGCTGCAAAAGTCCTTGGTGGCCTGGTGATAGCTTTCAACTTGATTATGAATGCGGCAACAAGTGAAAAGATGGGGATCTCTGGAGCTATAAAGCTCAACAAACTAAAGGCAGGGTAATGGCCGAAGAAGAAGGTAAGAGACCTCCACCTATGTGCAGGTCTACTCCAGACGGGGTTTGTGGTATGCATGAAGTAACAGAGGAAAGAAGGAACTCGGACAGGACCAGACTGACAGACCTCAAAACTGAATTCACTAATCACAAAAAATCTATTTATCTCAACATATCAGATCTATGCACTTTTAAAAACAGGACTCTTGGTGTTGGCGTTTTGGCACTCGTCGTCGTTCTGGGTAGTTACACTTTCACGTATCTGCATATACAAAGATCAGATGCAGCAAGTGCAGTGCTAAAAGTAAAAATTGAGCAGCTAGCTCGAGATACCTTTGGTAACACTACCCAAATGGCTGTACTGGTAGAAAAGGTGGAAACCACCAACAACAGGCTAAAGGAGACTAACGTTACGATAAAAGAGCTTCTGGACTTGATGCGATTAGAAAGGCAGGACTCATTTCAACAGCGACAATTCAATGGACAAGAACCTATTTTGAGACAGGGGGGGTAGAGTGAAAAGGCTCATGATATCAATGGTTTTGCTTCTGTTTTCTCTCGTATTGATTAGAAGGTGCAATAAAAGAACTGTTACAATTCACAAATAAAGGGAAACGATGATATGTCCGAGATGTGGTAAATACTGTGCGCTGGGTTCGAGCGAGTGTCCTCTCTGTGATTACTGTTTTGATTGAGAGTCAAATGTCCTCCAGTCTGGAGGTTTAACCGATAAGGTCTTGATTTTTTTTAACGCATTAGTAAGGTGATTCCTGAGGACCAGATCGCCTTATCCAACGATCACCAGCTCATTCTCCTACCTCTTCCCCGTCAAGGCTGACCACCTTGACGGGGTATTTTTTTGTCCAAAATCCACAGCTACATCCCTCTTCTAGACGATAAATAAATAACAGTAAAAGATAAAAAGTTATTGTTTTATTTTGCAAGGCGGGATAGGGTGGAATCTCCATACGATAAAACTTTAACACACACCAAGGAGGTGGTAAACAAAGTGGCCAATTACGTTTTCAACAATAACAAAATCGTTCGATTAAGAAAGACTACAGGGCTATCTCGGTACAAGTTCGCACGTTTGGTTAACAGTTCTTCACATGTAATTAAAGGATGGGAGGAGGGGACTTCCTTACCATCGATACCGACACTAATTGTCATTTGTAAAAAATTTGATCTCGACATAACTAAACTCTTTTTAAGGAGATAACGTGAAAAAAATCATTGGTGACTTCGTGCAGGGAATTCCGACTTTGATTGTTATGTCTATTCTCATTACTGCCTTCATAGTTCAATGGGGAATCGTCCAGTGGTAAAAAGAGCGTTAAGCGAGGCAGAGGAATCTTTTGCCATATCAATTAGAGCATTTAAGCACCCTGAACCTGTACGAGAATTTGTCTTCCTTCCGGATCGGAAATTCCGTTTTGACTTCGCCTGGCCTGATCAAATGGTTGCCCTTGAGGTTGAGGGTGGGATATACGGAGGTAAAAAAACTTCCGGAAAAAGTAGACACACAACGATAGGAGGATTTGAAGGGGATTGTATTAAGTATGCCTTGGCAGCTGCAGCAGGCTGGAGGGTGTATCGGTTTTCATCTGGGCAGGTAATGAAAGGCATTGCCCTGTTACATATGGAGAATGAATTTGAGAAATGGAGAACAAATGGAACCTGATATTAATTACATTGCCAGAGACTTTTCCTCTGTCTTGCCGGAACTACGGGCAGGAATGTGTGAGCAGGAACTCACTGAAAAGTTGAACGAAGTAACCAAGGCGTGTCTCTCAACTGGCAAGGCCGGATCTGTGACCTTAACCTTAAAAATAATCCCTCAGGGAACTGGCCAGGCTATCGTTGGAGACACCATCAAGGCCGTTGTCCCTGAGTTCAGCAAACAGCCTACTATTATGTTCATCGACGCTGATTCCAATCTTGTCCGGAAGAATCCAAAGCAGCTGACCTTTGGCGATATCGTGCAGGTAGGAAAAGGTGAAGATGCGGTATCTGTCAATGAACAGAGCGGTGAAGTTGTCGATATAGGCGAAAATAAATAATAGATTCAGTTGGATTTCTGAAAAAAATCTTAACAGGAGAAGTAAGCATGAAAGAAATAGGAAGTTTGATCGGTGAAGGCGAAGTTATTGATGTCAAAGGCCTGCTTAAAGCTGGAGCTGCACTGGCTGAAATAAATGAGACGAAAGAAATGCTGTATGCGATTGTCCCTTCTGATTACAGCTTGGCCGTTCATGATATGGCTAGAAGGAATAGGGATCTTGATGATGAGAAGAAGGTCATTGAAACAGGCAGGCCACTTCGCCACACAGGTATACAGGCTGTTGCCGATGTAGATTCTTTCCTCTTGATGGTCAAAAGAGAATCTATTCCCGAAACCACCATTATTCATGCGAGTCTCGATAGCCAAAACTTCATGGCTATAATCAACCACGCATCAGATGGTCAAACTGCAGGACATTCCGACAGGAAGATCAGTCTAACTCTGAAAAAGACTTCTGAGTTTGTAAGGTGGCAGGCAAATAATCGCAGACGTTTTAACCAGAGAGACCTCGCAGATTTCTTGGAAGAGAACATCGACTCAATCACCGAGCCGGATGCTAATGAAATTATAAATATGATCTCCAATCTGAAGGTTAAAAGAACTAGAGATTACCACTCTGTTGTCGACGTTGAATCCGGTAATCAATCAGTAACATTTTCTGATACCGTTAAAGGTGAAGTGGTTAACGGTACCCAAGAGTTCCTTGGTAAGTTCAAGATTGCAGTACCTCCATTCCAAGGGGCAAAAAGATACAACGTTGATTGTCGACTTCGTTTTGGGGTAGCAGAAGGCGAACAGATGGTGGTCTACTTTTCTATGCTGAACTTGGATGCTGTTCTTGAGCATGCCTTTGAGGTTGAGAATGACCTTGTCAGGGAAGCAGTGGCCGAGATGGAGCTTGAGGTAGTCAACGTACCTTAGTGGATGATAACTGTCCAACTTCCGGCATCCCAGTAGAGGACTGTCTTTCCTGCCTTGGAGAAGCCTGTCGTCTTTGTGGTGCTGGTTGTTGGAATCTTTCGGTCACAGACTGTACCCACGATGTTGCAGAAAGACACCTTGAAAAGGAATATGAGAATGAAAGCAGAGTCAGAAGAATTCGTAATATCTGACAGGTCAGAATTGTCAGAGACCTTTAAAGCAATAGAGGATCGATACGACAAAAATGGCAGGCAGTTTGTCACCGTCAAGAACGACAACACCGATATGCACGGAAGGTTACGTCGACTTTACTTTCATTTTGTTGGTCAGATCATTGAAACGACAGGAAACATTAAAGAAGACGAACACTTTAATTACAAATTCAGGTTTCTTATTTCCATATTTACAAGGGACGGGGATGCTCACCCGATGCACATCGATGTCATCAAAAACATGAAGATAATAAAGCTGCAGCAACCTGAGATGTTCGCATCAATGCGGGACTTAGTTGTCGAAGGTACCCACTTAAAAGACGCATCTGAAGAGGAGTTCAGGGAGTACATAAGATCTGTGGAGGACGATGGCATCAAGCTGGGTGTTAGATTTAAACTTTCCAGATACGAACAGGAATTGTGGGGAGTTAAGTAAAATTATGTTCCAGAAAGATAAGCCAATAAAACTTGCCGGAAGAAAATTACAAGAACTTCGTGAGTACATAGCAGAGAGGGATCCCATTTGCAGAAACTGCGAAGAAAGGCCTTCTGTTGATAGTCATCATGTGATAAAACGAAGTACCTTGAGGCTGGATACCCCAAGAAATATGGTCGGATTATGTAGAAAGTGTCACGATTTAATCGAGGCATATAAGATTAAACTTTCTATCAAGGCAGTAGAATTTTTGGAAGAAGAGCCTGAGTTTTTGGGCAAATAATAACATTCTGTAGGAGAATGAAAATGGTCGAAGAACGGATTATCACACCTGGGGTCTATGAAGATATCCCATTCAAAGAATATCTAGGAATTGATGTAATTTCAAAGTCTACATTGTTCAATGTAGCAACAAGCGAATTCTATTATAAATACATGAAGGACGAGAAGGCCAAGGAGGATGTAGCAGCTCCTGAGGCAACTCACTTTGTTCTCGGAAGGGCTACTCATACAGCCTGTCTAGAGCCTGAAAAATTTGATGCTCAGTATTGTATCGCTCCTGTCATAAACAAAAGGACTAATCAAGGAAAGGCCGATTGGGCAAAGTTCGTTGCTAATTGTATCGAGACCGGAGTAAACCCTCTCTCTTCAGAGCAGTACGACCAAGTCAGGGGAATGGGTGAGGCTGTTGTTAATCACCCTGCAGCCCAAGATATTCTCTGCGAAGGCGTGGCAGAAACCACAATGATTGATTTCGACGAAGATTTCGACTTGCCCAGGAAGTGTCGAACAGACTGGATTGTTGAAGATCACATCATCGATTTGAAGTCAACAGGAAGAGGTGCCGGCGAACACCAAATGCTTATGCAGATTCTTGAGCTTGGCTATTACATGCAGGCTGGCATGTACAAAGACATCTCTCTCAGCTTACTACCTCAAAAACCGAGAAGTTTCTCTTTCATATTTGTTGAATCGAAGAAACCTCATCAGGTCGGTATTTATTACTGTGACGAGAAGATGATGGATCTCGGGTTGAGAATGTATAAAGCCTTGATGACTAAACTTTTGAGGGCTCAAAGTAGTGATGTCTGGCCTCATTACAACGACAACCGGATAGTCAAGGCATCTTTCTATCCATGGCAGGTAGCCAAGATAGAAAAAGAGATAGCTGCCATTCTGGAGAAATGATTATGAACGAAATGGCAGAGACAGTTCTCGTTATCAGCATATCCAATGAGAATGATCCAAATCCTGTTCCTAGTTTCGTAGGAAGAGTGATTCTCGATGTGCCAATATTTAGAGAAGGAATCATTAAGAACGCTACTTTCATTTTTGATATAGGCACAATGCCAACACAGGACGAGATCGTCCAGATAGTAGGTGTCTTTAGGGAAAAGATGGCTGGCGATGAAATTCCAGATTTAAAAGGTGAAGGATATCAAATTGTAGATCTGGAGTCATTCAGGAAAAATGTTGCACAGGTCAAGAAAGTTAATGTTGAACTTTCTGGTAAACAAATTTTTGAGGTATCGGGAGAACCACAATGAAAGAAGACAATGGATTAGCAATTGTAAAACCACAAGTGACTTCAGCTTTGGCTGCAGTTGAGCAGTCTAAAGCTTTGGCAGAGGTCCAGGCCTCCATGCTTTTCGCCATGGGAAACCCCAGGGATGAGGTCCAGGCGGAAAGAAAACTGATGAATAGCTGCAAGAGCCTGGGGATGGCAGACAGTGCAGCCTATGCCTTCCCTCGGGGTGGCAAGATGGTTACTGGCGCATCTATTCGGCTCGCTGAAGAAGCCGCCAGGTGTTGGGGTAATATCAAGTGCGGTTTTGATGAAATAGACAGGGGTAAAGATTTCTCCGAAGTGGTTGCATATGCAATCGATCTCGAGGCGAATGTTACATTTTCCAGAAAAATAAGAATCCCACATACCCGTGATAAAAATTCTGGAAATGTGGAGCTTACTGGTGAACGTGACAAGTACGAACTGGTTGCCAACATGGCACAGAGAAGAGTTCGATCTTGTATCTTGCAGATCATTCCTGCTCATATTATCGACACTGCTCTCGAAACATGTGACCTCACCCTTAAAGGTGGTATTGGTGACATGAAAGAGGCAGTCACCAAACTCCTCACCGCATTCGATGCCGTTGGGGTAACCAAGATAGAGATCGAAGGGTTTCTCCAGCGCAAGCTTGCATCGATTGTCCCTGCAGATATAATCTCTCTCAGGAAGATCTACTCCTCTATTAAAAATGGCGTTGCCGCAAAGGAAGAATTTTTCCGTGAAGACGATGTCGAAAAGATGAATGCGAGGTTCTCTGGTAATGGAAATAGAAAGAAGAAAACTGACAGTACCAAGACCAAGGCAGCTGGAGAGAAGAAGGTCATTGATAAGCCCGAAGACGCCACTCCCCCAGCTGAAGAAAACGGATCTGCAGACGATGCCGGCACTGTCGAGACTCCTACAGAATCACCCGACACTGCTGCCTTCGAAGAGTCTAAAGAAACTAAAACAGTAGAGGGTCCGGACGCTAATGGAATGGTTGCCTGCCCTGAAGCTGGTGGCATGCTGGTTCCTTCTGGAGAGTGTCCGAGCCTGCCTTGTTACAAAGGTTGCCCTGAACACAATGAATAATAAGCAGCTACCAATCCCTGTCCTTTTGGTCGATGATGATAAGGACAGGGGTGTTGATGAATATTTTTCAAAAAAACTCGAGAATTTCAAGGAGAATGAATGAAGATTATAAAGCTTGAAGCTGAAAACGTTAAACGGATTCGTGCGGTAGAAATCACTCCAGATGGGTCAATGGTCATGATCGGTGGAGATAATGCCCAGGGCAAGTCCTCGGTCCTTGATTCTATAATGGTGGCTCTTGGTGGAAAAAAGTATGAGTCACTCCAGATGGTCCACGATGGGAAAAAGAAGGGTTTTATCGATCTTGATTTCGGAAAAATCAAAGTTAGAAGAACTTTTACCGTTTCCGGAGGTGGAATCCTCACTGTAACTGATGCTGATGGTCACAAAATGGCATCGCCACAGACAGTTCTTGATTCTCTAATAGGAGCAGTCTCTTTTGACCCATTGTCTTTTGCTGGATCAACTGACGGGCAGCAGGGCGAAATAATCAAAGATCTTGCTGGCATCGATTTGTCTGAACTCGATGCAAACAGAAAAGAGTATTACGATGAGAGGACTTTGGTTAATCGTGAGACCAAAAAATATGAAACAGCTTTGGCTGAGATGGCCGAGCCAGCCGAGCATGAATTAGACGAGAAGTATCTCAAACCTCTTACGACCACTGATGTGCTAAAAGAAATCGCTGATAATGATGAGGTTAAAAAAGGACACGTTGCCGAATACGAGTGGAGTGAAAAACTTATCAAGGATATCGCTGATGCTGACGCTTTGGTTGTTTTTAATAAAGCCAGGATTTCGGAACTTGAGAAAGAAATAGATATTCTCAAGCAAAGGAATAAAGATGCTGCCTTGGCCACCGATGCTAATAATAAAAACTTGCAAGAGAGTGAAAAGAAGCAGGCTGAGTTTTCCGAAAAAATCATTCATCCTGAAGTCCTCAAAAACAAGCTGCAGTCGATTGAAGATCACAATAGAGTTGTCAGAAAAAATGAGAGCTATGCTGCTGCCGAGAAAAAAGTAGCTGACTCTGTCATTGAAGCTGATAATCTCACCAAAAAAATTACAGATGCTGATACTGAACGTGACAAGACAATCAAAGCAGCATCAATGCCCATATCCGGTTTGTCGTTTAATGAAGATGGCATTCTCCTCTACCAAAACATCCCCTTCTCCCAGGCCAGTGACGCCGAGAAAATCAGAGTGTCAGTAGCCATCGGGATAGCAATGAATCCCAAACTCAAAGTCCTGATGATCCGCAATGGATCTCTCCTTGATGAAAAAAATCTTAGCATGATTGCCAAAATGGCCCAGCTGAAAAATTCTCAGCTTTGGGTTGAGACTGTTGGTAAACGTGAAGGTTGTTCTGTCATCATGGAAGACGGCTTCTCAAAAACTCCTGATTCAGAGGATGTCTAAAGGCAATTGCCCTGGGTACCCTGGTGAGCTTCCACCAAAAGAATGGTGTGAGCTTGCTATGGGGTACTGGTGTCGTAAGGCAGTTTGCGGTAGGCACGACGGTAGGCTGATCACCAAGCATCAGCAGGATAGGGAGAAGCTCGATGGAAAGGGGATATCTAAAACTATGGCGTAAGAGTATTGATTCCATGGTTTTTAAAGACAAAAGCCTCTGGCAGCTTTGGAGTTATTGCCTAATGAGGACAACGTACAAGACAAGACATGTTTCACTAAAGACTGGTAAAGGTTCAGTGATTGTCACCATAGAGCCTGGTCAATTTATCTTCGGCAGATACTCGGTTTCCAAGGATCTTGGAGAGAGTCCGTCGACAGTTTGGGACAGAATGAAAAAGTTGGCTAAAATAGGTAACATTACGATAGAGTCCAACGATCAATACTCTATTGTAAGTATATGTAATTGGGAGTCTTACCAGTCTGACGACGAAGAAATCCAACTACCAACCGACCATCAACCGACCATCAACCGACCATCAACCGACACAAACAAGAAGAAGAAGAAAGAGGAGAAGGTAAAGATAACTACTAAGACGGAAAAATCTGATCTAACAAAAGTTGATATTGCTCATGTTGATTTCACAAACATCAGTCCACTGATAACAGCAGAGACAATTAAGCAGTTTATCCTTCATAGAAAAGTTAAAAAATCTCCCCTCACACAAAACGCACTTGAGCTAACATGCAAAACTGCAATGAAATGCAAAGAGGCCTTTGATCTTGATCCGAATGAGGCGATTCAATACGGAATCGAGAGAGGTTGGCAGAGCATAAATGTGAAGTGGATGGAAAAAGATTTCAAGGAGAATAAGGTCAATGGCAGAAGGCAGCAACAACAGCCAAGAATGACGCCCAGGCAACAATACATGAACGACTTAACGGAGACACTGGATGAAATCAAAAACGGGAGCACTGGCCAAAATATGTCCACTAACGATGGATCAGGTAGAGATCTCGTTGTTGTCCCTACTGATGCACTATCCTGAATCTGGTATAAATGGCAAAGCAATTGGAATGCTTGCAATTGATTACCACCTCGACCTCACAGAGGCTGGAGTAACATCGGCACAATTCGACTATGCAATGATAAAGGTCAGGCAAAAGTGTGGTTTCTTCCCAAAAGTTAAGGATTTCATGGAAGCAGTCAGGGGATACAGGGAACAGCCGCCAAGGCCTGCTGCCAGTAATCTTCTTCCTGAAGAAACATCTGGGAAAGAATGGCTGGAAGAGGAAATGGAACTCAATCGGCAAAAGTTCGTTGTTCTCATTGATCAGTCATTAGGGAAAATAACCCAGAAAGTTGCAGAAAAGAAAATTGAGGCCCTGGAAAAGAAGCTGTTGGTCTTCGCAGGGAAGATGGTCAAATAACAACTCAGGATAAGGTGCATGCTAAATTTACAAGAACGGTTGACACAAACTACACATGAAGAAGAAAATCCAGTGGTGAGCCAGTTAAAGGCTTTTTTTAGTGGTGAGCCACGGATATCCGCAACAAAGGTCAAACTGCCAGACGGAACCCATGTCACGAGGGTGACAAGAGATGGGGTCGTCCTGAGTGAAACACCAACGCCAGCATCTGAAATACGAGAACCGAGAACCTCTTGCTTATATCAACATAGAACCATTGCTGACATGACTTTCAAGAGGATAACTAGGAAGCAATAAGAAGTGTTAGGCTCTAGTAGATATGAGGAGTAGAGTGCAGCCGAAATGATTCGACAGGTTGTGGGCGAAGTCGTGCAGTGGTGAGGTTACCGGATATGTGTAGGTAGCTTTACTTTTGGTCAGGTTAATTTAACATTTGGGAGAAAGGTTATGGACAACAACAAAAAAGAATTGTTGCCGATTGAGTTGCGTTCTATTGGCGAGGGTCAGATGAACACGGTCAATGCCAGGTTACTGTATGAATTCCTCGGGGTAAGGAAAGACTTCTCGAACTGGATCAAAGCTCAGATCAAACGTGCAAGACTGCAGGAAGATCGGGACTATATTTTGCTCACCCCAGAAGGCGAGCAAACCCGTGGAGGTAACAACAGGATAGATTACTTTTTTACCCTGGAATCCGGAAAACATATTGCTATGATGAGTGAGTGCGATAAAGGGTTTGAGGTAAGGGACTATTTTATCGAGTGTGAAGGAATCGCACAGCAAAAATCTCAGTACAATATTCCACAGACATACCCAGAGGCACTGAGGGTTGCAGCTGACTTTGCCCAGGAAAATCAGGAGCAACGCAAAGTGATTCTCAACCAAAACAAAGAGCTTGAAGAGGCAAAACCAGCCATAGAATTCACCAATATAGTCGGTCTTACAAATAAACTATTATACCTGTCGGATTTCGCCCAACTTATGTCCAATAACGAGGGGGGCATTATCGGCAGAACGAATATATTTAGATGGCTCAGACATGACAAGATATTGCGTAAAAACAATATCCCATATCAATCGTACGTTGACCGTGGGTGGTTTGATGTAAGGGAAAGGGATTATGAAAACAAAGGAACAAATGGCCCAAGGGTTGGTTTGGTCACGATGATCACGGGTAAGGGCCAAGTTGCGTTATATAAGAGATTTAAACGGTCTAAATCGAGATTCATGTTTATGAACAAAAAAGCAAAAGGGAAAAAGGGAATGAATGCTCAAGTCGGTTGAGAGGTACAGGGATAAAATTATATTAGGGAAAGTCATGGATGAGCAAATATACGAAGAAGGTGATCTTTGTCCTCAATGTGGTGATGGTCACCTAGAGCTCCCAGAAGTGGAAAACTGTACCTGCTTTCAAGTTGCTCCCTGCAGCCGATGTGAAGGTACTGTTCCCTGCTGCTCGGAGTGTGGATGGGAGGATTGAGGGGAGATAGAGTGCATGTCCGATGCAACAAACTCGAAAAAATCAGTAAAATTTAAAGTGGTCAATGCGGTTAAGCATTAAATAAAAACAGGAGATGTAATGATCAACAAAGTAATGCTCATTGGAAATTTAGGATCAGATCCAGAAATGCGCTACACACCGAGCGGTACAGCTGTAGCGACTCTCTCGGTGGCAACTTCCAGATCATGGAAAGATAAGGATGGGCAGAGGCAGGAAGAGACAGAATGGCACAGAGTCATTGTCTGGGCTCAGTCTGCAGAGTTTTGCGGGAATTACTTGAAGAAGGGTTCGAAAGTATATATCGAAGGCCGGCTGCAGACCCGTAAATGGCAGGACCATAGCGGCAATGACAAATACACCACTGAGATTATTTCTAATGCCGTACAGAATCTATCACCAAGAGAGTCAGATGGTGGATCAGGTGGTGGTGGATTCCAACAGCCTCCTCCGATGCCTGGCGGTGGCGGAACCGGTGAAGATGGCCCATTTTAATTACCCCGAGAGAGGGTAATTAAAAATTAATGAAAAAAAATCCGGCACCAGACATATAGTCCGGTACCGGATTTTTTATTAGTTAGACAGATGATCAATATTGATTTTATATTCGCCATTCACTTTATCCCGGCAAACAGACTGTAATTTTGACCACCACTCTGTATCTGTTACTTTTTCTTCAGCAACCATCCTTGCGTGTTTTAGTTCTCGGTAGTGCCTAAACTCACCACTCGGAATAGCCAACACCTTGTAAAACCACAAAGGAATCATGCAGTGCCAATATTTATCAGGGGCAAACAGTTTACTCTCCGTAATGTTATTGCGGATTGTATAGAACGATGAATGTCCTAGGATGAAGTCTTGCCACTTCGTAGATCTAACTGGCCACCTAGTTGTGGTTTGCTCACCATTTGTAGCAAATCCACACATCGTCTCCCACTCTACCCTGTCAAATAACCAGTGAGCTATTTTAGCACCAAGCTCTGGGTGTTTGTCACCGTCTGCATCTTTAAGGTTTGTCCTACCCCAGTAACCCCAGTCATGGATAAAGATACAAATCAGTTCCCGCCATGAAGGGAAACTCTTATATATTTTCACCCAGGCTATTAAAACCAAAAAAGGGTGAAGGAAAAACTGATGTACTCCAAAAAGTATCGTTTTTGTTCCAAGTGTCATTTTTAACCTCATACCTTGGATTGGAAAACCTGACATGCCTTTTGCCTTGGTCCTCTTTTCATAGGCAACCTCACCAGTTTAATGGTCGTAAAAAGGATGAGACATACCTCCCTTTTCTTAAAGCAGACTACCACACCGACCGCACTGGTCACGTAGCTTCAATGGAGCTTCATCATGTAGACCGAAGACTCCCTTCTCCTGTCCTTCATTTGTTTGAAAACCGAAACAATGTCCAGGGGCAGATTGCCTGGTCTCTGGCTTGTGATATCCAAGTAAACACATGACTCTTTGCCACCATGGCATCTCCTTTGGAAACCAAGGCATTGAGGTGTTGCTGCCTTTAATGTCATCTCCATCCATTTGGAAAGCTCCTTTATTGAGGGTTGTTAAAGTGTTTCGTCCATAGGAGACCACGGGCAGCTGTCGCATCCCCAGACTCCGTGGTGATCCTGACTTATAGTTCCACCGCACTCGCATGGATACTCTTCCCTTTCATCTTTTGGATCGTCTTCAAATCCCACGCTACTCCTTGTAGGATATTCAGTTAAACTCTTGCACTACGCCTGACAACAATATGCGTCTTTAACTACATTCCTCGTCATTGCCGGCCTAGCCCATGCTCGTTGAAAACGCCTCCACTCTTTGTCGGTATCCCCTTCTTTGTTTTTCCAGAGCATGGCCATAGGCATAAATCCAGCCTCCCATGCTTCAAGTAGCCTTTTCTTTGCTGCTGTGATGGTGTCTTGTGGCCATCCTATCAAGACATAGCACCGAAGATGGCGGCGAGTGAAGTCTGCATACCTCAGCTTTTCCCCGGCCCTTCTTAAATGCTCAAGATCGTCAGGAGTATCGTAGGCAAAAAACATCTGGTCTGGTCGCAAATTCCACAACATTGTAACATGCGTATGAGTGAGAACTTTGGCCTCCAAACCGCCCGTTAACTGTGCTCTCTTTGGTTGTTTTTTCATCATCTTGAAAACTTCAAGAATGTGCTCAGTTGAACAGGCTAGAATGTTACTATCTAAAAGGTTCCAGCCCTCATGTATAGGCAATTCACGAATCCCCCCTTCACGCTTATGGACATCACAAAACCAGCAATTATTTGGGCAACCTCGCGATGTCATTAGATACCCATGTTTTAAATACATTCCTGGGGTAAAATCTCCACCGTGATCCCCGCAAGCAGGCCCACCAATTTGCACCGGAGCTATACTTTTCCAATCAGTTGCAAGTCGTTCGGCTTTTGCCATGTCATAGGTAAAAGTGACGCTCACATGAACCTCATCAATGTCGGCGGTAAAGTCGGCCGGTGGAGGTCCAAAGAACGCAAGTTCGTCGTCGGGTGACGCTGTTGTTTTCCTGGGAAATACTCTTGCAATCCTCGTTATATCTTGCTCCCTTTTATGCATCAGCCGAAACTGATATTACTTTCTCACCAACCGTTTAACTGAGACTCAACCAGGAACTCAGTTATTATCTTGCACTCTGCCTAACGTGATTTATAGCGTACAAAACACACCCAAATGGCCGACCAATCAAGGCACTGACGGCTTTACAGGTAGAGCATGGACGCGAACTCCAAGAGTGAGGATCTGCTTGTATAAGGTCGAATGCTGGGCCGGTAATCCTCTTCATAGAAGCTGATAATAAATTCTCCAAATCTGCCTCGGTGAATCCTTTTTCACCACGTTTTCTCGGTGGTGCCGGTGATGGTTTTGGCCTCACCGCCTCTACTGGTGGTCCTGGATTACTTTGCTTTTTCATAACTTATACACAGAAAGGCAATCTTCTATTTTAGCAAACGTGGCCTTTTGTTTTTCTGTATACCCAAGTTTATTGTCGTTCAGCGGCCCCCCTATGCAGCTAATGTGTTGCAGGGCGTGTTTCATAGACCCCTCCAGGAGAAGTACTCTATCTTTCAACTTCTCAATTTTCCTAGCCTGCCGAACAATCAATTTGTCTTTTTTCACTTGTTGCTCCCTTTTCAATAAAGTCCGTGCAAGATATTACTTTCCAATCAACCTTCCAGTGATCGTTCAATTAGATTGATTATAGAGATTCTCCTCAAAAGAAAGTTCTTTAATCGTTATGCCTGGATAGGGCCAATCCTCCGCCACACACAGCACAGTATTCTTTGCTTTCGTTAAGCTTCTTCACAGCTCCTAAGTGGTCCTTTCCCTCAAATACCTCCTGGCCAAGTGCCTCAACTGCCTTGGCGTATATTTCTTTAATGAGTGTCAACTCCAGCGTCTCAGTGTGGATGTAATCGATTCCTCCTCCGCAAACCTCGCAGTCAGGATCTGGTTCATCGAAATAACAAGCACTGCACTTCATTTCGATCCTTATCTTATACTCACCCGAGAACGTGTATTTTGACCCATTCTTGGCAGTCAAAGATCTGGGCATCAATAGAAGATCTTGTGTAATTGTCGGAAGAGTAGGCCCAGAGTCTACAAAATGTATCTCGAACTCATCCTCTCCACCTGAGAAATCGCAATGCTTGTCACCCTGGCAGTAAATTGTTCCGCCAGGTTCTCGTTGTCTTGCCTCACCCAGGCAATGAGGACATACGTATCGTGGCATATTTCATGCTCCTTGTGATCTTTCGATCATATCGATGAGAGACATCTTACCTTCGAAGGAAAGTGTCTCTATTTTTTCGAGGATTTCCACTCTTACCCCATTAGTCCGCAAATTATCACGAAGGAAGAAGACCTCCAGGGCTGGTTTGTTTCCAGTGAAAACGTGTCCCTTCATTGATTTGAAGATTTCCACGAATTCTTCTTCCTGAAACGCAGGCATGTTCCTTCTGACCATCTCTTGGTAACGATCAGCAAAGCTGTTGATAGCACCAGAAACGTTAACAGTTCCTCGAACATCGAGCATCGCATTGAGACCGCTCTGCAGGTAGATGTGCGGTTTTCTTTGATTCATGTCCTCGCCTTTGGGAACTGCCTTACCTGAAGGTTCTCAGGAATAGCCTCCCTGTCTGATTTTTTGCTGCCCGACATCTGCTTCATGAAAAAAGGTATGGCAGCATCATAACACTGTTCCATTAAGTCTTCTGCCCAGTATGGTTTCATCTCCCTGGCATTTGGACCTGATTCTCCGCCGCAAATTACCCAGTCTATTCTTGACAATTGGCAGGCCAATCTCAAGGAAATAATCCCCAGCATTGGTTCAACGCTTGCAAACCTGACAGGGACATTAAACATTGTGAGAATTTCTAAACGTTCAAGGGCCTGCTCGTGGTTTTCACAGGTCACTCCGAGCCAGACGTTTTTCAAGGAACCGAGATCCATTGGCACCCTGGCAAGCATGTTTTCTGGCCGTTTGGTTAAAATTTGGAAAGTGAGATGGGGATTGTTCCTGATTACAGCCCAGGCCTCATCTCTCCAGGCATCGGCCTCCTCAATAAAAAAGTCGGACCAGCTGCAGACAAAAACCATCGCAGGTTCTATCCAGTGATTTGGTTTATTGAAGGTTGCAATGCTGGAACGAACAACCGTCTCGGGATCCTTGCCATATCTCTTTTTGTCTCTTTCCATGTAGCAGTTGTCACAACCTGGGGAGACCTTATGGCAACCCTGCCATGGGTTCCACGTATGATCTGTCCATGCAATTTCACTATTCTTTGCCATTTACTTTCTCCTCTTCTGTCTAGTGGCTTTTATGTGGAGCTGCTCTGTCTTGATTATTTGTTCTGTCTTTACTGGCGGAACAGGATCTTCAATTTTGGAAAAATCAATAGCCACGTTCGCTACATGCCCCAAAAAATACCAAATCATTCTGCCTCCTCCCATACCTTGACTACCTTCCGCCTGGCTTTTATCAATTTAAAGATCTGGTTGGCATACCAGCCACCAGGGACGAGGGATTTGTGCACTGCTTCTGCCTCTCGTAACTTCTTTCGAGAATCTGCCAGGATCTCTTTAATCCAAAACGCATAAAGATCTTTCATCCCTTCTCCATCTTATATATTTTGGGGATCTTGGGGATCTTCATCCAGGCCACAACCGATCCGTATGAATGTACGCTTCTCATCCAATCGACCCAGCCATATGTAGGCTTTTTACAGTCACTCAGTTTGGCCGTTGCCACCTTTCCGTAGAAAGTAAGAATGAGGACTGCCTTTCCCATTTTTGGAAGTTTTTTATGTACGCTGATCCATCTTTTCTTGGCCATCAATCTATCTCCTCGGGAGCATCATCCCAGCTTAGTTCTAAAGTTAGGTGACTACCATCCACCCGATAGCCAGAGACCTCATACGGACAACGAATGGTCGATTCATGTTTATTTCCGCAAATATCGACATCAACGGACGATTTAAAAGGATTTTCTTCGCACGAAAGCCTCTTCCCGACCCAATTAATTAACCGTCCGGATAATCCTGTGAGATCCAAACTAACATCTTCAAGGCAATCCTCGGCAATGGGGTAATTGGTTCCAGCGTCGAAACACGGTGTACCCCAGAATTCATAAGCACCTATGCCGTCATTCTCCCAGTTTACTGTTGGCTCGTTTGCATCCACAAACCTTTCAATCTCCCAGGTTACAAGGACGATAAGTGATTCAAGACTCTGTGACGTTACCCTCACTATCATCTACTGTCTCCTTCTTGAGTTCAGGAACAAATTTTTTAAGGTTCGGAAATCTATCCTGGCAATGTTTCATGCCGCAGCCTGTTAATGAGAGGAGTCCTGCATCATTTATCACGGCAAGATCTCTCTCAATAACCCTCTGCACCCAGATCTGTTTGGAGTCTCTGAGGATGGTGTCACCCTTGGTATAGAGGACTTCAAGTATCACCGCCTCATTGGCAAAACCACGACCTTTACTTCTGGCAAATTTCCTTCTGTTCATCATGTCTTGACTCCTTTTATGTTAACGTCTACCTGCTTGATTATTCCTTCCAGCTTCAAACTTGCCATTTTCAGAGCAGTAATGGCCTCTATCATCAACTGCTTTTCTCTATCCGTCATATCCACAACCATTCTCCCTTTGACCACTCCTTTACAACATAGCTTCGTCATAAATTTTTTCCCAATTTGCATTGAGCCCTATCCTATCACCAAAAGCATGGAAGCAAGCCTCCACATCCCCCTTGCTCGGGAGGTATCGACCATCTGTTGTTATCTGACCACCTTCATTCAACCTGATGCTCAATTCCTCTCTATCCACTGGCATACACTCAAAAGGGAAAACCGTAACGTCACCAGCTGCCGTCTTGTATTTTATCCTCGGTACTCCGTAATAGGATGCGCCAGGACTATTGATAACGAGGGAGGCTTCTCCAATTTCACCAGCTATTAGTTTTATCTCTGTGCCTGGTGACTTAGTGATCATGAAGTGTGCAGTATCACAATCTTTGAATGCCTCCAGTAGCCTGGCTATTTTCTCTGTTGAGCAATGAGTCAGAAACTCGTCTGGCATCGTTTGGTAGTGCATGTCAAAAATCTTTTCGACTATATGATCCCATGTTGCCACGTTTTGAAAACCCCTCGTCATAGGGTTAAAACTTGGCATTGAGTCAATATCTTCAGCTGTTATAGATTCGTTATAGAATGTCCTGCTGGTGATATTCTGCTCAACCTCGATAGATCCAGATAGGATGCCAGATATTTTGTTGTATATTTCAACATTTTCCTGCCACACGATGTCCGGATCAAAGGAACTGGTAAATTTAACTTTTCCTAATATCGGTACCGGATATTCGACGGTCTCTCCCTGACTCATATTCTCTACTATCCCCAGGATCGGAATGTCCTTTGCCTGAAAGAAAAGCGAGGTTCTATTAACATCAGTCACACTCAACTTGTTTGGCTGAGTGACCAGCAGCACACCGGAGATATCTATAGCTGAAATAAGATTAGTGTGGATGTCCGTAATAGATGGTGGTGTGTCTATAAGCAGGTAGTCTGGTTTGAATTTCCAGACCATCCTCTTTGATTCTGACAGGTACTTCTTTACCATGCTGTTTTGGATATAGATCAAGCCAGCAGACTCATATCCAATAGATCTAACGACTAAGTTTTCCGGCAAATCATCCTGTTCGAATATTACATGCATCGAAGGTGTATTTACATCAGCATCAAGTATGAACACCTTGTGGCCGGATGCGAGCAACGACCTTGCTATATTTGCTGTCGTGGTAGTTTTACCGACTCCGCCTTTACCCGAATATACGATTATGCTCTTCATTCTCTTTCTCCTTTAATTAGCTATCATAGTCATACCCCAGGAACCACCCTGAGATGACATGGGCCTCACCCCATGTTTCGATATTTAGTTAATATCCCTGGAATTCCAAATTTCCATAGATCGTGCAGTTGCTCCGCAGTCTTCGCACTCTGGCCCACGATTCCCTTGACCGTCGAGCCATCCTTTAGGATCAACATTCCCGCCACAAAGGGGGCATAGATGATTACCATTTTGTCGCTTCTCTTCTTTGTCTCTATGGATAGCAACCTTGATGTCGTTAATTTCGGTTTCAAGAAGGGTTACCCCGTGCTCTTGGTCCATCAGGTCGAACAAGTGTTGGTCTGACATGGTTTCCACTCCAGTTTTCAGGTGCCGTAATATTTTACGGCACCTGAATATTTAACTACCGACTTTATTCACTTTCTCTGCTCTCTGTTTTTTTCCTTAGAATCAAGAAGGCTTCTTCTGTCTCCTTGTCTATGTAAATAGTCCTGACCTTCTTCATCTCATAATTTATAGATGCCAAGACTGCAGCCTCCCTGATTTCCGAGGGAGTTAATTCGTTTTGGTGTATCAAACTTTCCAGCGTGTCTACAAGCCTCCTATACACTGGATCGTTTTGATATTTATCGTTCATAGTCCACATGGCAATTACTCCGCTGCAGCTAGATTCTGACCTTTGGCAAATGCCTCAAGGATGCCCGTCTTGCTGATCTCGTATTGAAGAGTGGGGAGGATAACAATATCGATTACATCTACCCTCTTCATCTCCTCATACCGAAAATGCTTGGCATGCCCCACATTGCTGAAAGGAATGACTTCGGTGGTGTCTGGACCATCGTCCTGATGCTTGATTACTTTTACTGGGTATAGCTTCATGGCTCATCTCCTTCTTCTATTAATCGTTTAAGTTCTTAGCCTGCCTTCGAACATCCGAGGACCAAGGGCCATTGCACATCCTTTGACCTTATTTCCGGTGGAAGTGCTGACCTCGATCCACAGCTGACAGTCGTCCTGCTGGCACATGATCATGGAGGTAAGAACAACACCTCCGTCTGCCGTCCGGCTGGCTGATCCTGCCGACATCACTGGGCAAAACAGTTTCATGTTGACTCCTTGGTTATAATTTTAAAAAACTCCCTTATAAGATTTCCAGATCAAGTCTCTCACCTCGTATCTGGTTAAGAATGTGTACTTTTTGTCTTCAGTGAAACGGTACCAGTGACCATTGACCTTAACTCTGTACCTAGAAGAAGTCCGGATTACGTATGTATTGGTCCGGTTACCCTTTCCATTCCACAAAGAAGAGTTGAAAAGCTCAACTTTAATGCTTTTTTTGCCCTGAATTGAGAGCAAAAACTTAAAATGGTACTTGTTCTTATCTCCCATGATATCAACACCTTATCGAAATGCACCCAGGGCGGTTCCGCCAGCTAATGACGATCGCACCAGCTAGTAGAGCCCAACCTATAATTTCCACTGATGACCGCAGTCACTGCAGACGGCAAACGAGAAGTCCATTACCCTTTTCACTTCAAATGTCCCATGTTTGCACTCTTCTTGAGGATCTTCAGGCTTTGTGAAGAGACCAAGAGATCCGGCTACGATAGCTTTAGACAGTACCGAATGTTTTTCACCACTCAAAACCATGCTGTTCAGCTGGCCTATGCATGATACGAGCTGTTTGATTTTATCATTCAGCTCATCGACACTATCGCCCATTGCCCCGTTGCCACACATGGCACAACAAGTATCTTCATCGACGTTGACGTTGGGTCCACATTCCGGACAAAAAGTTATAATATACTCCATCATCCCCAACCAATAGCCTTACTGGCTCGAACATGGGCCTCATTGCCAATTTCATTTTTCAATGCAAACATCCGTGCGCTGAAATAACTCCCGACCTCTTTGGCGAAAAAGGGACTTCCCATATCGCCAAATCTCCACTTCCGTAGCAGCTCCCCATACGAGGCATTGTCGATCCACTCTTTCATCTGTTCTTCTGTCATCAGCTCTTCTGCCATACCCTACCTCCTGGGCTTTCCCCATTTATCTAAATGTAAATGACACTTTGAACAGTTCCCGTACTTAACCGGCATATCGTGTGGGGCTCGAGGAGGCACATAGCACCCACTCAGGCCCCACGTTAGAAATACCAGTACGATTACCCTCATGACGCCAAAACCTTGTCAGCACACGTACCACACAGCACTTTGTTGCCAATGTTCTCAGCATGAGCGATAGCCATCATCTCACCATCGACAAATTTGTGATTGCACCAATAACATTTATCCAGTTTTTGTTTATATCCGGACCTGATGTATCGGTACCTTTCTGTCATCTCGAGATGATCTTTCCTGCACCAAGTAAATGTGACAGTCACGGTTCTAGCAGGAACAACCTTCATCAACCTCATCGAGTCTCCTTTCACCATTCCGCAATTTTATCCGTCCACATGCGTAGCATTAAGATCTTGGCACGGACCAAAAGAATAGCACTTGTTTTTGCCTCTTCTACGGTGTTGCAACCTTCCAGCACAATTTTGGTCATGTTAAGGGTATGGCAGTGCATGATCCACTTACCCTTAAAATCAATATGACCGCAGGTAACAACAATTCGAATCTCTTCGTACCTGGCCTCAAAGGTGGTAGGTATTCTCTTTTTATCTGACTGCGAAAAAGAGGTGGTATTTTTCCACATAATTTCCTTCCTTTAGACTCTTGGTCTAAGTAGTGGTTGTCTGCCAATCTCATGCCAAACATGAGTCCTCTTCTGCTCGTACATGATAGTCTCAGCTTCTGGCCTTGCCCTTTCAAACCGATCTTCCAGGGCAGCAAAGCCGGCTACGTTTATTTTCCAGCCTCCCATTCCTCTTGGTTCCCAGTTTAGAGTGAGGATAGGCACATTGGCCTTCATGTTGCTACTGTAAACGAATTCACCAACTCTCCACTTTGGCATTGTCACGGGCAGGTTCTTCTTAACCCGTTTTTTATAGGCCTTGGTGTGTGGCTTGATTCCTTTTCTCAAAAGCTTGACCTCCTCCTTTGAGAGTTTCTCAAATGGCATCATGCATGTGTCTCCTTGTAGAATTTTGGTGCATTCTCAAATAAATTGAAAATGCACTTTTTTATTACAGCCTATAAGCGATATAAGTGCCTGGATCGTAGCACTCGGCGAAGAACCCGATGCGACCCAAAGCTTTCCTGAGATCGTTATGTACTCCCAGGGTATAAATCTTTTCCTGTGGATCATCTGCGTCATAATTGCAGGCCATAACACCATCGATCAATCCACCCTCTGCACAGTCTCCCAGGTGGATGGCACCACCTTCATGGTTTTCGGCAATCATGTACGCCTTCTCTGTACTATACTTGGAAGGCCGAGAGACATAGATCCAGTCCATGTCTTTATCGAAAGGATCTATCTGGAATTCACCTTCATACTCAGATAATGCGTTGTTAATCCTGTTCGCTGCAGCTTTGACTTCTTGTGGCAGGTAGCCTTTTCCAAGTTTGATTGCTTTTTTCATATCATATCTCCTTGTAGGATTTGGTATTTTAAACATTCATGCCTGCTGACACATGATCAGCAGGTATCAAGGTTTAAAACGGGCAATCTTTATGCTTATCTGCACATACATTACAGAGATCTTTTTCAGTGTCCCAGTACCATGGGCTCACTTCCTTGCCACAACCAAGACAGTGTACGTAGTCTGCTAACTCAGTACCTTCAGAGTCAACAGTAACAGGCCCAGTCACGTATATTTCACTGCAGAACTGCTCTCCCATTTCCGCTCTAGCCTCTGCTTCAGTCTCATGTACAGAGATGATGCTCATTTCGGTAGCGATAACAGCATCAGTGAATTTACAGTGAATGTCACCCTCACATACATGGACCCACTTTCCTGCAGCAACCAGAGACTCAACTTCTTTGCGTTGACAACTTGACTTATACTCTGATCGGCTAAGTGCGAATGCGTTTTGAAGATCGTTCATGTTGTTCTCCTTTATATAGGTGAGGTTTAAATCGTTGCAGCTGCCATCCAGTTTGAATAGCAAGTGCAACAACTCAATACTCTGAATTGTTTGGAGCGGAATGTTAATCCCTCCTTTCGGGCGGTGCGTCCTGGCTTTCGCTCGGCACCATAACCTGTTTTCCATCCAGTCTCTCTCTGGGACACACTGTGAAAACTAACTAAATACTCAACTACAGTCACATTTGTAGCACCTATGTCCCACCTGTGCAAGAACTTTATTGTTTAATAACGACAAAGCGTTGTAATCATTAGTTAAAATAAATGTAAAAAATAGTGAGCAGAAACATGTCAGTTACTCCATATCCCTATACACCAGGGTTCCTTTGCTTTTGATAAAATTTTATTGTATTCTGCGTAGATAAGACAACTTTTTAGGAGGAAATAGAGAAGATGGCTCAACCAAAGGCTAAACGAAAACTTGTAGACTGGGACAGTATCGAACCTCTCTTTAAACTAGAGATGAACAACTGTGATATCTGTAGGCAGTACGAGGCTGATCACGTTCACTCTCAGGTATGGAAACTAACCGTTGCAGAGTCGGCTATACGCAAGAAGGCAAAGGAAAATGGGTGGAAGAAGAACCTGGCGCCTCAAGTCAAACAGCAGATAAAAGAGCATCTAGTGCGAGATGAGGTGCGAGATAACGACGATGATTCGCACCAACCGAAAGAGGGGCTATCTGATAATGAGATCGTTGACCGTGCTGCCAAGTCTGGAAGTAGCGTAATCCTCAGGCATCGGAAAGAGATAGTCGCATTGTTGGAGCTGGAAGATGAGCTGTTGGATGAGTTGAAGGACAAGCCGATGAAGTCTTATGTCGGCAATTACCAGGGTGATATCATAACCAAGGAGTTTTCCCTGACTGTTACTGAGAAATCAACTGCATTGAAGAACCTGGCAGCTGTTCGAGCCCAGAGAATAACTCTCGAACGTCAAGCCCATAACCTCGATGATGAAGTCGACACAGATAAGAAGAGAATTTTGGTTTCAAGATCAAGTGCAGAGACTGGTCAATGAGTTCATCCCAGTATGACTATGAACTAGAGATCTGCGATGATATGTACAATCCTGCCTATCTGCCGTATCTCCATCAATCGAGGTCGACAGAGATCTTCTATGGGGGTTCCTCCTCCGGTAAATCAAACTTCATTGCCCAGCGATGCATCGAGAACATCATGGAAGGTGGCCACAACTATTTGTGCTGCCGTAAGATGGGGAACTCGATCACCAAGTCTGTTTTTAATGAACTCACCAAGGCCATTACCAAGCTGGGCGTCGATCATCTGTTCAATGCAGTCCCTTCCCAGGGGCATATTACCTGCGTAAATGGCTATCAAATCATCTTCTCCGGCCTAGATGATGTCGAGAAAGTCAAATCAATTACTCCAAAGCTCGGGGTAATCACCGACGTCTGGGCAGAAGAGGCCACTGAGATCAGTTATTCTGACATCAAGCAGCTTCGTAAACGATTAAGGGGTATAGCGACATATTTGGGGAAAAGGGTTCAGAAGCGCATAATCATGACCTTTAACCCCATCTACAAAACTCACTGGTTGTATAAAGAATATTTTGTCCCGAATGAATGGCGGGACGACCAGAAGGAATTCCTCAGTGAGCGTCTCAGTATTCTCAAGACAACTCACCTCGATAATGAATTTTTGGATGAAGAAGATCATCTGCTATTGGAGGAGGAGACTGATAAGTATTGGTATGAGGTCTACACTCTGGGCAATTTCGGTATTCTCGGCGATGCAATCTTCACCAATTGGAGGATAGCTGACCTTTCTAAGCTCAAATCTTCATTCGACAGGATTAGAAATGGGCTGGATTTCGGGTACTCGTCAGATCCTAATGCCTATGTAAGAATCCACTATGACAAGCTGAACAAAAAGATCTACATCTTCAATGCATGGCAGGCCAAGAAGCTCACTAATCCTATGATTGCTGAGAAATTAAAGCCGATTATAGGTAAAGAACCAATCTTCTGTGACTCAGCAGAGCCAAAATCGATTGCAGAGCTGCAGGCGGATGGCATTGATGCTCGGCCAGTTAAGAAAGGCAAAGATTCTATCATGCACGGGATCAAATGGTTACAGAAGCATGAGATAATAGTAGATGTCACGCTGCAGGGTGTTATTAATGAATTCAACACCTACCAGTGGAAAAAGGACAAGGACGGCAACGCCCTGCCAATACCGACCGGTGACGATCACTTCATCGATGGACTCCGGTACGGCACAGAATCAGAGCACACGGGATTTTTCGAAGGATTAGTTTAAGTTCTAATTTTAAAGGAGACGGAATGCAAAATGTGATCGGTAGCTTTAGGACGTTAGAAAATAAGGATAATTGTGATGAGTGCCACTGGCTGGGATGGATCAACAAACTGCCTGGGTGCAAAAGAGTAGATCTGCCGATAACTGTCATGGCGGATAAGGGCCATCACACTTCAGCAAATGTTTGTGTATGCGACGACTTCGATAAGAGAGCTACCGACAGTCTCTTCTTTCACGAGGGAGAAGAAAAGGAGTTTACTATACTCGAGCGAGCCCTGGCATGGTTAAGCCAATAATTACAGTAGAGAAGCCAGCCCATGTGGAAGGAACAGCTGGAGCACGAAGGGATTGGGCTGAGATAACCGGACAGGAGTTGACCCTGGCGATGCCAACATTCCTGCATGGGCCTTCTGGGGAATATTACTGCAATATCCTTGGTGGCATCGCTTATCCAGTATCTGCCGGCCAGGAGATAAAGCCTGGAGTTCTTGTCATTCTCGGCATCCAGAACGAACCGGAGGTTAAGTTTCGAATCCTCGAATCATATGAGACAGAGAATGTTTTCAAGTTGATAGAGAAGATGGTCACGATTCGTAGAGAATACGGTTTCGGGAAAGATAGCCGGATCATCCCTAATTGGTACGGTGATCAGGACAAGTACGGGACATTGATTCTGAAAGCCTCTGAGGCACTGGAGAAGGCACACGGGGTCAATGCAGGTCTTTATATTCGTGACACTGTTGATCGCAGGGAGAAGCACAGCTTCCCTCTTTATGTTCGGCAAATATTCAATGCTCTTGAGACATCTCTCTTGGATATCAACCAAGATCGAATGATATCCGGACACCTACAGTCATTCCAGAGGGAGGATGCTGAAAATGGGAAAACCGAAGACTTTCCCGTTGTCGGGTTGTTAGGGGGCATGGTACATTCGTTACGCATCGAGAAGCCCTGGCTAGAAGATGCAGATGGACAAGGAACTGTTTTCAACGTAGAATAAGAAGTTTAAGGAGAGAGAATGACACAAGCATGGTTAATGATAGCAGTATTCTTGGCAGGGTGGTTAAGCACACTATCTGGTGTGGCCCTGGGCGGATGGTTGGTTTACAGAACTAAACGTGACCCGTATGACCCGCTCTTTCCGAGTGGCAGCAACACTGGTTCTTCTTTCAATATCGATGACGATTTGTCCCAGGTTGAAGAAGAGTCTATCCCAGGAATGCCAAAGGTAACGGCCAAGGCCAATACTGCTTTCGTGCAACAATTTGCAGAGGAGTTAGCGACTAAATGATTCTATCAGCGAGAGGTGAACCTTTTAAACAGAGGTGGCGAGCGGAAGATGCGATCAAGGGTATGCCTGGTTATCAGGTTGTTGAGCACGAAGGTGGATTTGCTGGTATTGGGAAAGAAGATGAGACCTCGAGCCATCCTATCGCCATTGCCGCTTATCAGAATGGAGTAATCGCTCTGAAGAAAAAGGACAGGAAGGCCAAGGTTGTCGTGGCAGCTGATGTTATCTGTCCTGGGTGCGGTCAGTCTTATCATGAGACCACGCCTGCTTACGATCCGGATCAACCTGCCAACCCTGCCATGTTGGATTTAAAGGAACCATGGAAAGGTTGGGGATGGGATGATCTGGGCAAAGAGCCTTCAATGGGTTATGGTTGCCTGGTATGTCCCGACTGTGGTAGTGCTTTGGCTCCAAGTGGGAATCTGAAACTCTCTCAGAGGGAATCGTGAAGGATGCGCTGGCAGATGACCTGACCTACATGAACATCATGCTGCTTTATGATCTCATGAACCCTATAGATTATTCCAACATGACTGCAGTATCAGTAACAGGCAGAGAAGAGGCTGCACTGTCAAGGTTCAGGAGTGACACAATATTCAAAACGAGGGTCCAGTGTACCGTTGCTCATCTTATGGTTGTGATCGATAAGCACTGTGACATTAAAGAGTGAATTGAATTTACTAATCTCTATTGGAGGATGGATATGTATATTGGAACAAAGGTTTTGAGTGGAGAAGCAATGACACTTGGCGAATACAACCTTTTTCGTGGTTGGACTATCCGAGCTGCTGATGATCCAAGCAAGAAAGGTTTCCTTGTTGTTTATGAAGACGGGTATATGTCGTGGTCACCAGCAGAGGCATTTAAGGCTTATAGGCGGATCGATGCCATGACCCTTGGGATTGCCATTGAATGTTCGAAGGCCGGAAAGAAAGTTGCCCGTAAAGGATGGAATGCAAACGGTTTGTTTATCGTTTATCAAAAAGGATATCCTGAAGGGATCACATGCAACAAGCAAACGGCAGAGGCCTGGGGGATGAACGAAGGTGACCTGTTCAAGTGTGAACCTTACCTGCAGATCAATACGGTCCATGGATCTCATGCGATGTGGGTTCCCTCCATCGGCGATGCTCTGGCCGAAGACTGGTACATTGTGGAATGAATTGGATAGCAAAGATCATAACAGACTTGATATCCAAGCGTTTTTGGGGGAAGATTGTAATAACGTTTGAAAACGGGAAGATCACAAGGGCTATAAAAGAAGAGTCTTTAAGACCCGAGTAAAAAAAATATAGGTATCGGAACAACCGAGCCCACCAAGTGCACAGTGCACTGGTGGGCTTTTTTATTTTAAAGGGTAGCCATGACACACAAAGACATTTCCGAGTACACATTGACGAGCCCTCCTCCCGCAGATCATCCAGAACTGGCACCTTGGGTATGGGGGTTGTTCGAGGATTCATACGCAGAGAAGGAGCGCCTTGGCCTGATGGAGAGGTGGAAAGCGAACTATCGTCTCTTCCGTGGAAACCATTGGGGTGAGAAGGCCAGGGGGAACCCAGACAAAATCACCATCAATCTGAATTTTGCTAATATCCAGCGTACCGTTGCAAACATCACAGCAAAAAATCCTGTAGCAAAGGTGATCGATCTCGACGGTAATGAGGACAATGCTGATCAGGTTCTAACCATGAAGATGAAGAAATGGTGGAACGAGACAGAACAACAGGGGAAGCTTGCCAGATCCTCTCTAAACAATGAGATATACGGAATCACTACAGAGAAAGCAGTGTGGATCTCCGCAAAAAAAGAATTCATCCCCATCATCATGGATGCATATTCCTACTTCCCAGCTCCAGGGTACTATGAGGAACAGGGTGATATGCCTTATGAGATCCATGCCTTCTCCTTGCCAGTATATGATATAGAAAACACTTTTGGCGTTGAGGGTGTGACTGAAGAGAACGTCGACCAGATACTTGGCCGAGAAGACCGAGAAGAGGTCAGGCCAAATACTGTTCTCTCCGACTCAGGTGTTGGTGTTGTCCTTGAACAGTCAAAGAAAGATCTCGACACGAAAGGTGCAAAAGGTGGCCAGGCCCTAGTGGTCGAATTATGGATCAAAGATTCAACAAAACACGATGCTGACCTTGTTACCACTGACGATGAGACCGGAGCAGAGACTATCGTGCACACAAAAGGTCAGCTTCTCTATCCTGACGGTGTTCGAGTTATTACCATCACCAACAAGAATATTTTCCTTAACGATATGCCCAACCCAAATGTGAACTTTGAGCTGGATCAGGAAAAGATAAGAACATCGTTCGCCTGGGGCAGACGGCCTTTCTATAAAGCTAATTCATACGAGGACACCACTTCGATATGGGGATTTTCTGCCGGAGAGCAGACAGGAGACCTGAATAAAAAGATCAACGAGATTGTCTCCCGCATTGCTGCCTATTGTAACCGTGTCCTGTTCCCAACACTGATAGTTGAGAAGGGGTGTGGAATCACAAAGAGCATGATCAATAACAAGCCTGGGCTGGTCCTGATGCCTACCAGGCCGAATGCCAGGATCGAATACATCCCAGTTCCCAACCTACCGAGCAACTTCTTCCAAATCCTTGACCTGCTCGTTAATTTCCATGACCGTGTTTACCAAATCGAGGACGCTGATCGTGGAGTGCAGCCGACAGGAGTAACTGCAGCCAGTGCCATCGTTGCACTTCAAGAGCGGAATGCTGTTCTTATCAGGCATAAGATTCGAGCAACAGAGTTTCTGTGCCGGATGCGTGGTCGATGGAACATCTCTTTTATCCAGAACTTTTCTGTTAAGCCGGAAAAGATCACCATGGCCGATGAAACCGTTTATGAGTTCTCCGGTATAGAACTGGCTGGGCGTGAGTTCAATTATATTATCGAAAGTGACTCCACTGTGGCAAGGACCAGTGCCGGAGATCAGGAACAGGCAGTCGGGCTCTATAAAATCAATGCCATTGATCGTACTGCTCTTCTCGATGCACTCAATTACAAGGATAAGAAGCAGATCATCGAGAGGATGGGCGAAACACAATTGGATGAGGCCTTCAATGTTCTGGTTCAGGCCGGAATGGAGGAGGATGCAGCCCTGCAGCTCAGACAATTCTTAATGCAACCACAGAACGGACCTGAGTCTGAAACTGCTGGTGATGGTGGAGCGGAAACAGCAGCACCTCCGCAAGCAGGTACCCCAGTAGCACAACAAGGAGTAGCGTAATGCCCACGTATAGTTACGAATGCCAGGCCACTGGTTGTACGAAAGTGTTTGACAAACATCTCAGGCTATCAGAATATAAGACACCGCAAGCTTGTCCAGACTGCGGTGTAGAAGCAAAGAAGCTTATGACCCTTGGTGGTATACAAGATGATCACCCTGTTTGGTTAGACCAGTCGGTCAGAAACCAGCTGCAGGACACTGATTCTCACCATATCCCCATAGAAACACGGAAGCAGTACGACAAACATTTGAAGGACAACGGCATAATCCCATCAAGATAGCCGCCCTTCGCAATCAGGGATACCCAGCAATGGCCCCAAAAGGAGTAGAACAATGTCATTACCAGATGAAAGTGTCATAGTTGGCGATCAAGCAGCAGCAGACCGAGAAGACGTTACGCCAGATCCTGAAACAGAAGCGGCAGCAGCAGCAGCAAAAGTCGTAGATGATGATGCGGCAGCAGCAGCTTTAGCAGCAGGGAAGGAAGAACCAACGCTCTTAGCCGGAAAGTTTAAAACCGTACAAGAACTGGAAAAATCTTATTCCGAGCTTTCAAAGAAAATTGGCACCCAGGGTAGCAAACTGGGTAAAGCAGAAGAAGAACGTTCTCTTTTGTTGAGCCAGCTCGATAAGATGTCAATCAAAAGTCAGGATGCCCCCAAAGATCAGGGTAAGGCCGATGACCTCGAAGGACAGCTATCAGTGATAGCCCAGGAAGTTGAAGACGGTAATTTATCAATCGGCGATGGTATGAAGAAAACTGCCTTGATCTCTGCCCAGATAGCCCAAAATGCAACTGTTGAGGGCATAAAGAAAGAGCAGACTCAGGCAACGGTCGACCAATCGAAGAAGACATTTGCGGAGACCAACCCAGATTTTTTCGATATGCAGCAGTCAGGAGAATTGGAGGGGATTAAGAACACACTCCCAGGATTCCATGATGACATCTCTGCATATTTCGCTCTAAAGGCAGAGACCTTGCAGTCAACCACTCAGGCTGCAGTAGATGCTGCCAGGTTGGAAGGCATAGGGCTTGGGAAGGCGGAAATGGCAAAGATTGCAGGGGGTGACGCAAACACCCAGAAAGTCCTCCAGAGTGGGGGCAAATCGGCAGAAGCTATTGGAAGGAAAACCACTCCAATGAAACAGAGTGAAATTAGACAATCCGGCCTTGATGCATTGAACAAAGCACGAGGCGGATGATCTAAATTAAAAGGAAAAAGCCATGTCCCTCGAATTAACAGAAATTCAGGCAATAACTAATGATTATTGCGACAAAAAGACCACTGATATCTTTGCAGTGGATAACGTTCTTCTTTACATGCTCATGATGGGCGGAAAGTTCGCCGAGTCTCTCGTTACAGCCGGAGAGCTTGTAGATGGTGGTGAAAAAATTCGTGTCATCATCGAATATGGCCGAGCGAACACTGGATCTTATGGTAACACCACCAAGATTCCACAGAGCAAACAAGAGATCTTGAATGCTGCCCGATTTCGTTGGGGTGGCGCGTATGCTGCTAACGCAATTGATCTCGATGACCAAGTCCAGAATACTGGCGATGCAGCTCTCGTTGACATGGTTCAGGGAAAAATCAACAACATCAACAAAACCATCCGTGACACCATGGGACAGCAGGTTTACGATGCTGCTGCTACTGAAAAAGATATCTTGGGCCTTGGTGATCTGTTCAATGCGACTACCTCTTTGGCTTATGGTTCTATCACTGAAGATGATATCGCAAAATGGAAGCATAACAACACTGCAATTGGTGCAGCAATATCCTACAAGGTTATGCAGGCTATCCGGAGAACGGCCAAAGTTGGTCAGTCCAAGGATAAGAAGCCCAATCTCTACATTACTACCGATGTACTGAAGGATGGGTTTGAAAGAACTCTCCAGGCAAACGTCCGGTTTCGTAATGAGAAGATGGTTGATGCTGGTTTTGATAACGTCCTATTTGGTGGTGCTCCTGTTGTTGCTGATGACCGTCAGGCAGCTGGTAGAATGGATGCTCTCAACCTGAACTATCTCATGTTGAAGACTCATTCCAAGTATCAATTTACCCGTCCTACCTGGGAATACAGCAAAGATCAGCCAGATACTCTGGTTGCTAATACTCGCTGGATCGGCCAGCTGTGTACCTCACACCGAGCAGCTCACGCACGATCTACTGGTCTGACCGAGCCTGCATAAGATTGAAGGTTAACGGGGGAGCAATCCCCCTGCTGATTAAATGACAACCCCATAAACTCCCAAGGAGTGAATATCATGGATCAAGACATACATTTTCAAAAGCCTGCAGCCTTTGCAGCTGGCGCATTAACTACTTTTTTTCAGGTTCCTTATCGCTGTACCCTCAGAGAAATCAAGGGAATAGTTCAGGCAGACCCTGGTGACGACGAGACCATTACCGTCACTGGTGGTGCCACTGCAGCTACTGCAACCATTGCCCTGGGTGTTTTGACCTTCGGCAATACCATTGCAGCTGGCGCAGTCGGGGCATGGGTTCCAGATGCAACCACTGGTGGTACCGTTTTGGAAGAGGGCTCTTTCCTTAAGTTTGTTACCTCTGCTGCAGCTGTTGCTGCTGTTGATACTGACATCGAGCTTGACCCCTACGCCAGATAAGAAATTTCTGTAGTTGAGACAAAAGGCCTGGGGTAATTATACCCTGGGCCTTTTCTAGAAGGATGCCATGCAATTATCAGAAATCGTTAAGGCAGTACAAGACGTTGTGCATAATTCAGACTACACCTCGGATATCATCAAGTCCTATATCAACGAGGCTATCCTGGCCGTTGCCACTGGAGTCGAGATCCCAGGGAGGCGGCAACTTTCTCCACCTTTACCTGATCTGTATATCGCAGATGATGTCGAGACCGTTGTTGGTGCTGGGCTCTGCGAGTTGCCTGAGGACTACAACCGCAATGTGGTAATGGTTGTTAATTCAACCGGTGAAACAATCAGGCATATACCATCGTTTATAAAATTCATGCAGACTTCAGCTGATAAGGCCGGAGGAAGTGTTTCAAAATATGCAGTGAATGGGAAGCAACTCCACTATCGAGACATCCCTGCAGCCGCCACAACTTTAACAGTCCACTATTACAAAAACCCCGAGCCACTCTCCGCAGATGGGGATATCCCAGAAGGCATACCACCAACGCTTCATAGAAGCCTGATCGTAGGGTATGCAGCGAGAGAGATCTTTAATCGGATTGAGCTTGGCCTGGCAGGCCCCAAGGTTGATACAGCAAATTATGACAGTATCTTTCAAGGCGGAATCTTAAAGCTGGTTGATCTAATACCGGAAGACGGTGAACCAGATTACTACGACAACACCACAGACTACGTAGGTAAGTGATATGGCGAGATTCTCAGTTAAAGTAAAGAACCTGATGAAGGGATTAAGGCCGAGCAAGCGCAATCCACGGAACAACGGATTCCTCACCACCTGTGCGGGTATGGTTGGCAGAGATGGTGTCCTGCAGGCCATAGACCCATTCTCGACCATCTTGGCTTATCCGATGCAGGTAATCGGGACAGATCGCCTGAACTATACCTGTATTGCTGACCATGTGGCGGCATCGACCAACATTCCGGTAACTGGAGTCGACTGGGCAACATATTGGTCACAGAGTGGTACCGATGGCGAGGTCTGGGTCGACGGGAAATCCTACATGACAAACGTGAGTGACGGGTTCCCTTATCCTCAAATTTTTGAATTCAGGCAGATGACAATCGTCTGTGGAAAAACAGACATATATGAGTGGGTTGATTCCGCTCTTGTCTTGAGACTGTCTGTAGCTGCAGGGCAGACCTGGCGAGCTCTTGACTTCAACGATTTTATCTACATGACCAATGGTGTGGTTTCTGTTACCAGGGATCCTCTCACAAAACTCTACTCCGTCTCTGATCAGCCTCCAGCCTATGCACTTTGCAATTACAATGGCCAGGTAGTTATTGGTTCTCCTCCTACTAATTACTGGGAATGATATGGGGTGGAAAGACGATAAGAACCTTGACCCATGGAACTTGCCAAAAGTCGATTTCAATTCTTTGGACCCAGGTCCGTGGAAGTTCAGGAAGACGGCGGCAGACATCAGATATAATGAAGGGACATTTATCTCCGATTCATCAAACCCTATCTTTGTTCCCCCAGAAGCTCCCCACGATCCAGTGCCAGAAATCCACAGTCCTTGTGGTTACTGGATAAACGAATACACCCAGGGCATTATACTGACGACGCCTCCTTATCCGATAGAAGCAACTGAAAAAATTGGAGCAGATGACTTTGGTGTGGTGAGTGGTTTTTTTGAGCTGGATTTTGTGATAAAAGATTTTGATAATCAAGAAAGTGTATACGCATCCTCTCATGATCTGGTTGGTGGAGTTTTAAGGCTTGCATTGCATTCAGCAACACCTGTCGAAAGTCTCGTAAGTACTGGTAGTTCCGTTGTTAGTGGGCACTTCAACATAACACTTCACAATATATCGTACACGGAAAGCTTGCAGGACGAAATCACCCTGGCATCAGGAATACTGAGAAAAGCTCTCATTACATATGACCATGGACTTCCTGAATCTTTAACAGCAACATCAGCCTTAGTAATCGGAGGATCTCATGGGGTTTAAAACAAAAGTATCTGGATTTTATAAGATCGAAGTTAAGAAGATAGTCGATGGTAAGGAAGTTATTACTAGAACTGTGGATTGGTTCCCTAACCTAATAACAAACACTGGCCTGGACCTTCTTGCAACTTCAAATTTTTACTTGGGCTATTGCTGTGTCGGAAGTGACAACACCACTCCAGAGGTTACAGATAGTGCGCTTGGTGGGTTAATAACTGCAGATGCAACTGTAATTTCTAGAGAATGGGGTACAGAATCAGCTTCACCATATTACTGCTGGACTAGATGGACGTACAGGTTCGGTGAGGGTGTGGCAGCAGGGAACTTGTCAGAAGTTGGTGTATCTGACCTAGAGACAAGTACTGCTCTTCTTTCAAGGGCATTAGTCTTAGATACAGGTGGAAATCCGACGACCATTACTATGCTCTCTGATGAATTCTTGGACGTTACCTATGAGATCAGATTTTACCCAAAGCTTACTGACAGTGCAGGTAGTGTGGTGTTTACGGGCAGTATCGGTGGATCATATAGCTGGGACATGAGAAGTTCTCAGGTTGGGGTGTTTGGTTCCAATGATTCTTCAGATGGCTGGGGTTGGAACCAAGGTGTCAACACTATACTTAGAACAATGCGTGGTTCAGGTGACGGCTGGAAGGCATACAGTAGCGTGATGGGTCCGATAACTGGAAAACCAGCAACCCTTGTTACTGGAAACCCAGTAGCGGGGGTGACCTCACCTGCATATGTGCCTGGTAGTTATGAGGCTTACGGGGTTATTAGGTTTGAGTTAGACGAGGGCAATGACCTTCTTGGTATAAGATCCTTACAGGGCGTTTTCGGCCTTGGGACTCTTCAAATAGAATTCGATACTCCAGTAATGAAAACAGCCAATGATATCTTTGAGCTAACAATCAAACACTCCTGGGCCAGGTTATGATCCCAGAAGACATACTCTCAACTACACCTGTCCCTGCTCCTATCGTCGGAGCAAGGGATTATCCGATAACACCAACACTCGACTTTGAAGATGGTGGGATTGGAATTAGTGACCCTTCAGAGGGGTTGAATTACCAAGTGTGGAAAGCTGTTATACAAGATACAAGGAATGTTTATCTCGAGGCAGCAAACACTCCCAGGTTTATCCTTTATGCCGGTGAGGGAATAACGGAAATAAGTTTTACGTTTGACCAAAACATGCGACCTGTTCTGGTTTTTGTTGAAGAGGGACGTCCTAAGATGAGGTGGTACGATTCATCGGCTGGGGAACAGGTTGTCACTCTTCTTGATAAGAACATGGTTAACCCCAGGGTATTCCTTGATGACAAGAGAATTTTGGAGACGGGGAAAAGTGATATCATCCTTGGGTACATCAGGGCTAATAATTTGTATTTCAGGATGCAGAGGGATAGGTTTGGTGTGGAATATTTACTAAAAAAGAAAATAAATAGCCTGCACAAGATCGGCATGAACAGCCAGTTGCGGCTGCAGTTTATGATTAATCCTTAGGACGTTTTATTTAATAGTGTTAATTTTTACACGGGTATACAATAAAGGAGCAGCAAATGGCAAACCAAGTTCCCAATAGTGCAAAAGTGATGTACCGGAAGGGTCAAATTAAGGATTCTGATATGGCGGGAACTGGTTCCGCCGACACATTTAAAATGATCCTACTGGCCCCAGGTTTCGTCTTTGACAAAGACAATCACAATTCGTATGCCGATGTCATCGCATTTGAGGTTCCCAATGGCAATGGATATACAACAGGTGGAATAACCCTGACTGGCGTAACATGCGTTGTTGACGACACAGCAGACCAGGCTAAGACCTCTTGGTCAAACGTTCAGTGGAATGCTTCAGCTGGTAGTATCTCTGCCTCTGGAGCGATTATCTTTGACGATACCACCGATGGCGTAACATCTGACTATGCGGATGCAATCATCAGCTATAAAGATGCCTTGGGAACTATCACTGCAACCGATGGAACTCCGATAATTTTTAGCTCAATAAAAGAGACTTTTAGCTAATGGCCGAATTAACGCTCAACACTTCTAATGTGATAGTGAGATCCCAGGGGATAGTAAGTATATTCCCTGGTGCTCCTTTAGACTATGACAAGCTGATCACCATCAAATGGTATGGTGACGGTGATGATGTGGTCTCGGGCTCAGAAGGCTCATTCAATCCCAATAAATCAGACAACACAACTCACATGGTTGCAGCCTCAGAGGGCTTCTATGTAGAGTATATATTGCACGATCTCGCTCCAACCAACATGACAGCAGATAGTTATGGTGAGATGTGGATCGATGCCAACAAGTCAAATTGGATTGCCTGGTCTGATATTGGAAGTCTTGATTTCACGATTAAAAGGTCCAATGTCGCAGGCAACATGCCTCTCGATTGGAAGGGCTTTGTCCACAATATTCAAAAGCTGGAGAGTAAGGTTATTGCCTACGGGACCAAGGGCGTTTCTATCCTTACCCCTGCAGGGAAAGCCTACGGGTTGAACACAATACACAAGGTAGGGTTAAAGGGCAGAGACTCTTTTGCCGGCAACGACTCTGTACATTATTTCATTGATAGTCTCGGGTGCATGTACAGCCTGTCGGATAAACTCAAGAAGCTTGATTACAGGGAATACTTTTCCCTTATGACTAATCCGGTCATGACCTTCGACGAGGAACAAAACCTCTTGTATATTTGTGATGGCGCCATTGGTTACATCTATTCGCCTGAATCAAAAAGCCTGGGAGCAGGCCCAGTGAATGTAACAGGGACATCCTCATCCTCTGGGATGATTACGGTACCAACGTTTGAGATATGTACAGACATTTATGACTTCGGAACCAGGCGGATGAAGACTATCTACCAGTTTGAACTTGGAACAGATGTCACTGGCATCCTGTCTGCAGCTCTGGATTACAGGGAAGAAAAATCTTCTCCATTCACCACCACACCGTGGGAGAAGGTAAAAGGTCGGGCAACTGCCAAAATAATCCGGAAAGGGGTTGAATTCAGGTTCAGGGCAAGGCTCGGTTCGTATGAAGATATGGAGCTGGATAATCTTACAATTGACGGTGACATTCACGTTCACTAGGGAGAAGGCATGGATCAAGAAGTTAAAGACTACATCGACACAAAAATTGAAGGGCTCTACTTGTCACTGACAGAAATAGTCGGGAATGCAATGGCTCACCAGGCCTTTTGCAACAAGGTCAATTCCAAATTTTATAAAGACTACCCCGAGTTCAAAGACAAAAAAGAAATTGTGGCCTCTGTCGTTGAGATGATGGACGGAAAAGACCCAGGATCTGAGTACGATAAAATTCTGGAATTAGCAGTTCCAAAGATCAGAGAGCGCATTGCGATGACCCAGGGAATGAACATGACCTCTGTCGATCCTCCAAAGAACAGGGACTTCGGGAATGGTGCGCTATAATGTTTATCGAACTGATACAAAAGCAGATCCCTGTTTTCTGGGACACCATTAAGTATGCCTGCGTAAATGCGAACGTTTTGCACAAGGACAATTATCTTCCTTACTTCAATGAGCTCCTTCATGCCCTGCTATCAAGCAAGGCCCAGTGCTTTGTCCGTCTTGATGAGAACAGGGTTATTATTGGGGTTTTAGTTACTCGTATAAAAGGCAACAAAGTTACCGGAGAAAAAGAACTCCTCCTTGAGAGCGCATACTCGTTTAAGCCAGAACCACAGGAAACCTGGCAGAGAGACTTTGATGTTGTTCTGAAGCTGGCGTTAAAGCGAGGCTGCACCAAACTCACCTTTGTAACAAACAATCCAAAGCTCGCCAGTCTCGGCCTGAGTGTTGGGTGTAAAGAAGTTTCTAGATCGTATGAATATCCGATAGGAGGTTGACATGGGTGGAGGTGGTGGCGGTGGTGGTGACAGTGAAACAACGATACGATACGCAAGTTATATCGAAACTAATCATAAAGCTTTCCTGAATGAGACCCAGGCCCAAAGAATAAAAGCTGTGGCGGCTGATCCTTTTGCAGGGTATTCCGACATCGAAGTAGACAGTGCGTTTTTTGGTGCAGGTTATGCCATCACCAGCTTTCCGTCCCTGTACGATATGTATGGGAAGTTCATGGCTGGGTTGGACATTGATGCCCTCTACACCCAGGTTCTAGATCACGTTGTCAACAACCCTGTCGTCGGGGATCTAGTCGGAGCAGAGGCAGCACTGATGCAGGATGACATCGAGGCGAACTCATACCCGAGGCTGGAGCTGGGGGCAAGAGACCTGAACTCCTCCAATGGCAGCACTATGCTCGTTGCGAAGGCTCTTGTCGAGGACGCAAAGGTAAAGTCTCTTTCTAAATTCAGCGCACAACTTAAATACAACCTAATCCCAGTTGCCCAAGGGGTTTGGCAGACACACCTCGAGTGGAATAAAGGCGTGGTCGGGATGTACTCTGAGATCATGAAGTTCTACTTCTCCTCAAAAGCAGATATCGACGAAATCAATTACGCAATGGCGGCTAAAAGTGCATTATGGCCATTCACAGTGTTGGATTTCGAGCGAGCAGCTCTCGGGGCCTTGCAAGGTGCAACCGTCCAAAAGACTGATGTTGCTGGTGCTTCTACCGCATCAAGGGTTTTAAGTGGGGCCTTGAGTGGAGCAGCAATGGGGGCAATGGTAGGGAACCAGATAGCTCCAGCTGTTACAGCAGGTTCTGCAGCCGCCCAGGGTGGTGCAGCCGTGTCAGCTGGTGGTGCAGGTTGGGGTGCGGCAGGCGGAGCAGTCCTTGGAATTGGAGCCGCCTTAACCTATTGATATACCTGGAGAAACATGGGTGGAAGCAGCAGTAGCTCAGATTCTGAAGACACGGTAAGGTTTGCCTCGTATATCGAGAGCAAACACAAATCTGCTATCCAAGAGGCCGTTACCACAAGAGAAAAGATTATAGAGCATTCTCCCTATGCCGGATATTCATCGTTGTCTGCTGACGATGCGTTTTTCGGCATAGGTTTTATGGTGAGCAGCTTCCCCTCCCTTTATGACACTTTCGGGAAAAATCTTGCTGGACTAGATATCGACTCATTGTTCACAAGTGCCGTCTCCGCAAAGATGTCTGACTCCGAAGATGTCCTTAGGTCAGAACTTGCTCTCATTGACGATTCTATTGAGCAGATGCAGGAACATAAGCTTTCTGCTAGAGATCTTAACGCAACAAACGGAAGCACTTTTTTAATGGGCAGTGCAACCATTGAACAGAACAGGATAACCAAGACAACCGACTTCCGGATTGCCATTAGGTATGGCCTGATTGCTGGGGTTGTTTCTTCATGGACCGGTACGTTGAGCTGGAATGAAGATTTGGTTAAAAGATATGCTCAGAGTTTAAGAGATTATTACCTCTGTCGAGTTAATGCAGATGATTTTGGCTACAAGACTGAATCTAACGATACTCTTTGGCCCATAACTGTCCTCGACTTTGAGAGGAATATGCTCGCAGCAATGACAGGTTCTAGGGCATCAAAGGCAATGACCGAGAAAGAACGGTCTAATATTTCCAAGGCCTTCCTGGTAGCAAGCCATACGGCAACTGGAGCACAGGTTGGCTCTATGTTTGGCCCATATGGTACAATCGTTGGTGGAGCTGTAGGTTTCGTGGTAGGTATGGCAGTAATGTTACTAGAATAGGAGACAAAAACGATGGCATCGGTAGAAAGAAGTTCAGCATTAAGAAGACTGTCTGGAACAAAGAAAGGTGTCGATCTTTCCCTCCCGACAGCAGGCGATAACCAACAGCAATTATTGGAGCGTAAATCTGGCCTTCCTCCGGCAACTGAGGAAAAGAAGCCCATGTCCCTAGACGGCAGTTTGTCTGGACCTGCAGCCGAAGGACCGACTGCCCCTGGAGGCCCGACCGTACCTGATAGGGGTGCAACCGTCCTGGGGATTCCTGTGAATAAGTTCTCTCAACTGGCTGGAGGTGCTGGCTTTGCATTGAACCCACGTACCCCAATGGGACGACTGGGAGGCTTTGTTTCAAGAGTGGCGAGCCGAGAACTTGCCAAGGAAGACCGGAACGTAATCAGGACCGAAGACCGAGCCAACAAACTCGAGGACAGAACGGCCAAGTGGGCTCACGAAGAAGAGGTCAGTGATGAAAGGGTTGCAGCTGAAGAAGTACGATATAAGCGAAGGCAGGATGAGAGTGAGACACAGTACCAACGGAGACTCGAAAACACTGAGCTTGGCATGTACAAAAATGATCCAGAGGGATACGAAAAGTTCAAACAAGCTGGCAGAGCAGACAAGACAACCTCTCTTCTGACTAATTTTCAAGCTGCCAAGGCGGATGGATATCAGGGATCACTGTCAGACTGGAAGGCCGTTGGCAAGGAAGGTTCCAAAGACGCAGACCCTATGAAAGCCGCAACGACCACGCTCAGTAGGTACAAAGGTGCTATTAATGATGAGGGTGGTAATGTCAGGCCTATGGACAACTTGAAGAAGTTAGCCACCTCTGGAGATAGGGTGGCGATGACTGAGTATATCGACGTAGCACAGGCTTTTAATATCCTGCCAGAAGGCACATTGAGACCTGTTCAAAACAACGTCACCAAGGAAAAGCTCTTCTTCAATGAAGAGTCAAACTCCTATTATGACATTAATGGGAAGCAGGTCAAAGTGGCCAAGGCTAAAACAAAACAACCAGCTGACATGAAGGCACATTAAATGGCACTTAAACAAGGATTCACCGATGGTTGGGCTACCGATGAAGATGTCGAGACTGCTGAGTTAAGCAAACAGACTGCTGATGTCAGCAAACAGACCGATGATACTCTTTCTTCCGACTTCTCTGACGGGTGGTCTACAGCTGAACCTGTTGCAGAACCTGAACTGGAGACCGGAACAAAGCCCGAGGATTATAGTAGATCTCTGGCCGTTGGTTTAAACAGATTTGGTCAAACCATTGGCCGAGCTATCGATGTCGTCGGTAATGTTGATCCGACAGGTGTCTTGGACAAGGTCGGGCAGGATGTGGAATCCTTCTATAAGAAAGAGGCAGAAGAGGACCAGGCAGCACTGTCTCCCGCAATGCAAGCGGCACAGGAGTTGAAGTACACCACCGATGTCGAGGAGTCATGGAAAGAGGCGCCACTCAAAAACTTCATGAGTATTTTCCAAGGCGATGCCTGGAAGAGTCCCGAGAAGGTGGCTGGCAGTTTGCTGCAGTCAGCACCTAGTACCATCGTCGGTATGGGAACCGGTATGGGTATCACTCAGGGCTTGATTAAAGAGAGCGCCAAGTTGGTGGCAGACAAGCTGATCAAGAAGGGCATCTCTAGTGGCCTGGCTGGTGTAATCGGTGGTTTCATTGGAGAGGGTGGAACTGCATCTATCGAGACTGGAAAAGATGTGTACGACTTGGTCATCACCGCACCATTGGAGGTTATCTCCAAAACTCCTGAATATCAAAAAGCATACGAAGCACTCTCCGGTGAGAAATTAACTGAGAAAGAAAAAGAAAAGCAAGCCAGAGAACTTGTAGCTGACCATGCCGCCATGAAATCGATGGCAAAGGTGTTTGCTGCGACAGGAATGCTCGGGAGTGTCTCCGGCCATTACATGGGTAAACTCATTGGTGGTGAGGCAACCGGAGGTGTAGCCAAGAAGGTATTGATCGGTGCCGGAACTGAGGGACTGCAGGAAACACCACAGAGCGGGTTCGAAATAGTCGAGCAGAACTTACAAAAGAAAAAATTCGTCAACCCAGAGCAAGACATCTGGGAGGGAGTCAAGGAGGGATCTGTCGAGGGTGGTGTTCAAGGAATGGCCATGGGCGGAGGTATGGCAAGTATCCCTGCCGTTCTAAGCAGAGGTGGAGTTCAGGAAGAAAAGCGCATCGACAACTCTGCCCTCACAACCCTCAAGGAGGGTGGCCACATCATCTCAGATGACTCTGCAGCCGGCGTGGACATCCTCGGGGGTTTCGGATTCGTTAATCAGCCTCTTGATACGGTTATAGAATCCCTGGCCGATGCCCCGATAGAGGTCTTGATGGAAAGACTCACTGACGATGTTCTTTCCTCAGAGCATTTCCAGAACATTATTGGCGAGCTGGAAGAATCTGGCGTGAATGTAGAAGACGATGCCGAAGTCAAGCAGGCCATAATCGAAAGGGTTATTCCGACAATGCAGATGAGCTTGCAGGTTGGTCTCGCAACCTCCAACATGACAACAGTCCAAAAGAGACAGGTGATCTCAGACCTGAATAACGCAGAGGATCCCAGTGCCAGGGTTAAGGCCGTTGAACAAATAGAGAAAGCGATTGAGAATAAAAAAGTTGCTCAGTCTTGGGCGAATACTGCTCTTGATAAGATTGATAAAGGGGCAGAGATTGTCCTCGATCAAAGCTTCATCGACTTCGCAGCACAAGACGAGGGAACCCTATCAAGCTTACGAGAGGAAAGTGTCGGGAATGCCAATGCCGAATATGCCGGAGAGCTGCAGCGTAAACTGAACAACTTGGAGGCACACAAGAATCCTTCCGATAGTGTCAAGTCAAACATCATACAGATCAAACACCAGATCGGTCAGCTGGAGGAAGGTCTCAAGCAGAACAGGTTCAATATTCTCAAAGCAAAAGCAGAGGGAACCCCAGCTGAATCTATTACTGTTGATGGTGTTCAGCAAAAGGTTGATGGTATCGAACCGGAGCTTTTAACCTCTGAAGAGCAAATAGAATATGTCGCTTTAAAGAAAGAGTTCGGCCAGGAAGCTGCAAAGGCACCAGAGAATCAAATCCCAGCCGGAGAAAGTAAAACTGCCGAGCAGGAATCGACTGACAAAGCAGTTAAGAAAAAAGAGGACTCCTCATCACCAGGGAGTGCCGAGAGTGATCTTCTCTTGGATATGGCAGAAGAGGCCGAGGCTGTTCAGGAAGGTGAGAACACAAAAAAACGAAAGGCAGACTTCGAAAAGCTATCTGGAGTTGCCTCCGACAAGGCGAAGGTACCTCTTGCTCCAGCTAAAGGTGCAGTTGTCGATGCTGAACTTACAAAAGGGGATCCTGTTTCCACCTCCGAGACAACTCCTCGACAACGCAAGGCCCAGAAGAGATTGGATGAGCTTGCTGAAAAAGCAAAGTCATATACTTTGACTCCGATGGATATGGTTGAGCGTGACGATCTCAATGATGAACTGAAGTCCGGTGTGAAGTATTCCATCAAGGTTCAGGAAGACAGGACCATAAGCAAGGAAACCACCTTTAACGAGAACCTCTTTGTGTATCTGGATCCCATTAACTCTTCGCAAATGGAAGAGAGGATGGGTAGAGAAAAACTACTGAAACGACATTCACACGACAATATAGAACACACTTCATCACAATTTGGTGGCTGGAGGGTTTTGTATAAAAACGACAACGGTGACATCGTAGGCTCAATACAAGGTGTGAAAAATCCGAACAGTGGAGAGGTTATTGTCTCCAATGCCTATGTTCGTCCAGACTTTAGAAGGAAGGGTATCGGAAAAACCCTGATGGAAGAGGCTGAAAAAAGGTTCAAGAACATAACTCTCAGCGGGGATAATTCAATAACGGGTGCGGCACTGGTGGATAGTGTTGTCAATAAAGAGCAGTATTCCGTGGAGGACTCCACCGGATCGCCAGTAACAATCGAGTCAGTGCGGCAGGCCTTCCCTGGACAGACGGTAAACGAAGGTGCCGATGGTAGCTTCATAGTGCACACCACAGGGGGGATGGTTGTTACGGTCCATCCGAATGCTGACATCGAAGTTGATGCGACTACTGCATCTGCCGCATACCAGAAGACGATCAAGCCTGGCACCAAAGCAGCAGGCTCTTTCCAGATGATAGGGGGGAAAGCTGTTATCCAGTTGTCCAAAGAAGCTGGCACCAATCCTCTCAAGCACGAAATATATCATGCCGCCGAGGAAATGGTACTCACCCAGGCAGAGATTGAGGCTATTCGTAAGAAACACGGGAACTCTGAGCAACGAGCAGAAGCATACAACAACTGGGATGGCGAGACATCTGCCCCTCTTTTCCAGAAGATCAAAGAATTTTTCCAACAAGTTGCCAAGGCTCTGGGCCTGAAGGTCGACACCAGTGCTGCAGATTCTCGGAAGGCATTTGGTAAGATCGAGTCTGGCGAAGTTTGGGCAAGAGACCCCAACGACCCCGATGGTTCTATCTCTGTAGACTATTCTATCCGGTCCTTGCCTGGTACCGAGAAAAGACTGATCGCCTGGAATGCCGAGCACAAGATGGTCCCTGCTGCCAAAATGAAACAGTACATCAAAGATCTGCAGTCAGTTTCTGCGATGATTCTCGGTGGACCAGCATCACTGGATTACATTCCGACCAAAGACATCTACAAGGCACTCAAGGACAATTCGGATCCGCACTACAGAAAATTTCTAGACTTCTCTACCATTTGCAAGAAGAGACTGGAATTGGCAGCAACCCTCGAAGCTATTCAGTTGAAACTCGGGCGTGGTCTTACTCCAAAAGAAATCTCCGACACCAGGCTACA